CTGAAGACTCGCTGATAGACCCAGCCACACGGGATAACGAGTGGCCAGAAGAAGGCACACAAGAAGCCCAGGACTGTGCCCATGACCTTGTCGACGTTGTCAGCCTCGTGAACAGTCTCGTTGTCGTGCATGTTGAGGATGAACCATCGAGTGATCGTGACGCTGAAGCCCATGACACCGATGATGTAGATGATGAGGATGATCCAACCCAGCATGGCTATTCCTTTACTGTATGTGGGTACGAAGAAGGCCCCGCCACCATGATGGTGACGGGGCCTTGCGGCTCTGTGAGAATCAGAGACCGCGAGCGGCGAGCAGCTCCTTGAGGGCGGCGGCGTCCTCGTCCGAGATGTCGCCGGACAGGAGGTCCGCGACCTTCTCGACCTTCGACTTGACGACGCGCTCCTTCTTCTCGCGCGTCTTCTCGTCGGCGACGTCGGAGTCGAAGACGTAACCGGCGTAGCCGTTGAGGGCGTCCTCGTTGCGGAGCGCCTTCTCCGAGATCTCCTGCTGGTTGGCCGTGGCCTTCTCGATCGCGGCCTGGATCGGCGACACGACCTTGTCGGGGTTCGCCTCCAGCCACGCCTCGATCGCCTCGGCCTGGTTGCCGAAGAGCTCGTCGACCAGGTCGGGCGACGTCTCCTTGATCGTGAGGTAGTGCTGGATGAAGCGCACGACGGACTGGCGGGGACGGTTGCCGATCTCGGCGCGCGTGGCGGCGGCGGCCTCGCTGACCTCGTTGCTCTCGACGGTCTCTTCGGTGTTCTTGCGAGCCATGAGCTCATTCCTTCCATATGGTTGAACCGGACTGCAGCCCGGACTGGTGTCTGAACCAGTGTGCCGGGTAGGCTGGGGGACGCCGGTGCCCCACCCTACCCGACGCACCGGTGAGGGTCTGTGACCCTCGGTGCTTGGGCGTGCTACTAGTATACCACGTTCGGTCCCCCGGCGGGGACCTAACCACGTACTTGGTAGCAACAGATCGTCAGTCTTTCTGTTCGGACTGACTGTCGATCTCGTCGACGATCTCGTTGATGCGTCGATCGAACTCTTCGGTGCCGATGACGGACTCATCGAGGAACTCGAGCGTCACGTCGGGATCGACCACACGAGCCTGAGCTTCTGCGACCTGCTCTTCGACGACTTCGGTAGCGACCTCATCGAAGCAGTGCTCACAGACCTGGCTGATCTGAACTTCACGGAGACCAGCCTCGCTGTAGATGTGTCCCTTCACGTATGCCTTATCGGCAGGGAAGTAGAAGGGAGGCATGCCACAGAACAGACACACCTGATCCTTGTGCTTGTCGCACTCGTCCATGTGTGCCTTGGCCTCTGCCTGCAGGTCGAGGAACTCCTGGAACGTCGGGTGTCCAGGGAACGGCGGAGCCGGGTGATCGACGGTCAGGTCGTCCTCAGCCATTGGACTCTCCCTCAGCAGGGAAGAGCTCGTCTTCCGTGGGGACGTTGAAGGTCGGCGAGCCAGCGGCGGCGAAGGCCTCGTTGGCCTGACGCAGAGCCGTGGTCAGCGCGTCGATGAGCGAGTCCTTGTGATGGATCGACAGCGTGAGAGCGCTGATCGAGCGACGTGTCGCCTCGTGGTGCTCACGAAGAGTCTGGTCCTGCTCCATGCTGTGCTGAGCAGCACTCTGAAGCAGGGCGTGGAGCGCCTCGTTCTGCTCTTCGAGCTTGGCGGACTCGTCGGCCAGCGAAGCACCAGCCTCGTGCAGGCTGATGATCGTGTCGAGCGCGCCCTTGACGCGCTGTTCGTCGTTGAGAAGTGTCATTGCCTTGTTCCTTTGTTTACTCGGTGGTGGTGGACTGTCGGAGGCTGGCCTGGCATTCATCCAGCCCCCGACAGGTGTTACAGCTATTGTAGCGCTACTTGCGCTCGGACGGGTCGCCACACACGAGGCAGTTGTCGTGTGACGGATCGGCCATGCCATCGTACACGCACAGCCCGATGGGTGAAGCCACGCAGTCGTAGAAGCCGAGATCGATCTTGGCCACGCCGAAGAACCTGCGAAGCAGTCTGTTCTGTGCGTCCTCGATCTCGACGAGCTCCTGATCGAGCGGCTTGACGTGCTCGTTGTAGAGGTCCCATCGACGCTGACGCGTGCGCGTGTGCTGAAGCACGTAGCGCCTCAGGTCGTCCTCGACGTTGATGAGGTTCGGATCACGCTTCTTGCGAGCAAGCATGTTGATCTCGGCACGCGCGTCACGCCGCTTCTCGTACTCCTCGAACGGGTTCTTGCGCTTCTTGCTCATGCCCTACTCCTGACTGCAGCCGGGAATGTGCGGGTAGCAGAAGCACTCGGGGCACATCGCCGCCATGAGGCCGATGTTGACCGAGTACGTTCGGTTGTTCCGCACAGCACGCCGGTGCCGCTCCACGTCGTGGATCTCTTCCAGCGTCATGCCCGAGTCCAGCATCTTCGTGAGCACGACCCGTCGCTGGGACACAGCGACGAACGTGCGACCGAGGAATGCTGCGAGGACCATGTCGTCTTCCATGTACTCTGCCGCCTCGCCGGTGCAGTTACGCTGGATGACCACGTTGTCTTCCTCCGCCGACCACAGTTGACCGTGGTTGTCGGCGATCTTCCGAGACTCTTCGATCTTGCGAGCTCGGTTACTGTTCTGTACCACCGTCTGCCTCCTTCCAAGGCGTGTTGAGCTCGGCCATGCGGTCGAGGTGTGCTTGCCACTCACGATCCGAGCGGAACTTGAGAGCAAGCGGGATGCCCACGGCCAGGCCGACAGCGATGACCATGAATGTGATGAACGCGATGAGCGGCCAAGCGTTCATCGGCTGACCATGATCTGTGCAGCGGCGAACGAGCCGTCGGGCTTAATGGCCCGGATACGGATGTCGTACACCGTGTCGAGCGTGCTGATCCAGGCCAGAGCCTCGAACGAGTTCGAGAACTTCTTGTTCTCTACCCAGATGCCTGTCAGCACCGAGTAGAGCACGATCTCGATGTCTTGCACGTTTGCCGAGATAACCGCGTTCGCGTTCTCGAGGAAGTGCTTTGTCTCGGAGAGCTCGGCTTCAGACTCCTGCAGAGCCTTGAAGACGGACCGCTCTCCGATTGCATGGCAGATGAGTCCTGTGACCACGCACAGGATGAATGCCATGATCAGAAACACCCACAGGTATTCCATGTTGTACTCCTTCTTTGATTATCGAGATAGATTCTCTCTCCATCTCTCCTAAAGAAACACATTGTTACTGGCGAGATAGCCATCGAGCGGAGACAGCCGTCGACCCGAGCAAGCCTGCGATCTGTATCTAGTTGTTCCTGATAGAGTGACGAGCAATCCCCCGATAACCAGACGTAACCTAGTGAGTGTGTGATGTTGCTAGCGACGTTGCGAGGTCGAGTTGCGTAGCGATGGGCCGAGGCAATTGCCTGAGATCGTTCCAAAGTGTGTTTCCGATAACCAGACGTAACCATGTTTTGAGGGGAGTGGTTACGGGCGTAACCGCCCCGGTTCCCATGTCCCGCATGGGAAGGTGTGGAGTGTAACCACTGTAACCAGTTTTTGGGCGGTGCCCTGAGAACTGTCATAGTGGGTTCATGTACTTATACTCTCTTCGCGCGCGGTAAATAAGAGAGTGGTTAATAGCAAGTACAAGGAGAGGGAGTGTTAAGGAGTATGGTTAGAGGCACCGGCGAAAAAGTGGTTACACTGGTTACGTTGCCCAACTTTCCATGCGAGACATGGAGAGAAGGGCGGTTACAAACGTAACCAGAGAACTCGATCCATGGTTACGTGTGGTTATCGGCCACACTGGGTAACCACGAGCTCACGAATGAGGACGATCCGAGCCGCCGGAGTTACTAACATAGTAGCCCCTATCCCTTCGAGGGTTCGAAGCTACTAGTAGTGACAGAGAGGGTGAGCCCACTCCTCGCAGGTCACTTTCCCCTTGTGACATAGGGATTGTTACTTGTACTGGAGACATGTATAGGCTTAGTATAGTTGTTTATCTACTTGACAATCAGCTGATCATGCTTCGTTTTGGGTGGGTAACCACCTTGCTATTCAGCAAGGCAAGCGCCGAGTGGCTAGAAGCAGATCTGATTGTATTAGATCAGGTCGTTACATGTTAGCTGATTGTATAATTAAAAACAAAAAAGTTAATGAGGATAGAACATGACCTAGCTGGTTCCCCAGCAGCTAGGCCATGTCCTATTTCCCCAGTTCCCCAGTTCCCCAGATCAAACTTAGGGAGTTGATGCAGGTGCCGGAGTAGGAGCGACGGTCTCAGCCTTGAAGGCTTCGATGCCAGCGCTCATGACGTCCCGGTAGCCGGAGACGAGTGCAGCGACCTGAGGGGTTGCTGCGGCGGCAGTGATGAGATGGACCGACGAGATGTCGTCCAGAGTCTCGATGTCGACGGTGAGTCGCTTCGAGGTGTTGGTGTAGAACCGTTCGAGCTGTTCGAGTCGTGAGAGACGACGCGGACGCGGAGGGTTCTTCTTCTTCTGAGCCATGATGGCTCCTTTCTGTGATGGTTGCTTAGCAGACCATATGATGATGGAATGCATGAAATAGATTGTTACAAGGTATGTGATGAGTATGTGACGATGATAGTGTCAAGGAATATGTTGCCAAAAAGCTACTGGCTTGTGACCAAGTCTGTAGCATGATTGTGATGTGTGTGATCTAGGGAGGGTACGAGCTAGTATCGTGAAGGTAGCAAGTAGATACTTATATATTATATAGTATAGGGGGGATATATTGTCTATGTTGTGTATTATGTATATATTCCATCTGCTCCGAAGAAAATTCCTGAAAATTGACGATCTGGCCACTTTCCATGTCCCTCCACCAGAAACGGGAGTAGCTACAAGGTCGTGACAGGGATCCGCTAGCCCGGACCGGCAAAGAAGGCAGGCTACGAGGGTCGTGACGGGGATACGTCCTCAGAACTGAGCAGGGGACCGGCACCCCGCGTGGCCCCCGCCCGGGCACCGGTGGCGCTATAATGGTCAAAGTACCCCGCAAGTAAAGGAGACAGGATGTCCTGGGCCGATGAGGTAGGCGAATCGTCCCCCTTCAGCCGTGCTCCCGAAGGCTTGCGCGAGACCCGTGGAGGCTCCTGGGCTGAAGAGGCTGCTGGCCCCTCGCCTTGGCTCCAGACCGGGTGGCAGACCGGCGGACAGCTCGGCACCACCACGAACGCCTTCAATGACGACTTCTTCACTCGCATGTACGACCAGTACGAGCGCGAGCAGAGCAAGATCGCGGCCAACTCCAACTACGTGTCCGACCTGTTCCTGCAGAAGGACTTCACCGGCATCGTCGGTTGGGACCAGACGTTCAGCTCGGACGGCTACTTCAAGGGCAACGAGGCTCTGAAGGCCGGAGATCGTGTGTTCCGCACCGGTGACATCTACGACAACGGTGAGTTCCTGGGGAACGTGTACGACAAGGACTCCGGGCTCACGCTCGAAGAGGCCAACGGCATGGTTGCCCCGCACATCTTCGGCAAGGATGCTGCAGATAAGTACCGTGCGGCGGACGGTGACCAGGAGAAGCTCCACAACATGATCGTGGAGCAGGGCAAGGCCGAGGGTCAGAAGGTCGAAGCCTACGTCACGAGGGCTCCGTACCAGAACGCGGTCAATGGCTTGCTCGACGACTGGGAAGACGACTGGCTCGACGAGGCGTTGCTGACCGTTGCCGGTGTCGGCGGCGGTGTGCTCGCTGGGGCGGCCTTCGGTATCCCTGGCATGATCGTCGGTGGTATCGCTGGTGGCGTCGGCTCGTTCATGGCTGCTGACGAGGCACGCCAGCAGGCTGCTCAGGCGTTCGTGTCGACCGGGATCATCCAGGAACAGGAGGGTGCTGATGCAGGAGCTGCCGCAGGAATCGCCCGTGCTGGGGAGTTCGGTCTCAGCCGCCTCAACGTGTTCACCAACCTCACATCGGGCATCGTCGATGTCGCTGCGAATAAGTGGGGTGACTCCCGATCGGAGCTTCGCGACGCGGCCTATGATGGGAATGTCGGTTCTCACGTTGCACTTGGCCTGGCGGGCTTTGCTGATGGGCTACTCACGGCAAGTAACAAGGCTGCGACCATTGCGTACACTGCTGGGATGGGTGGCACCGCGCTGGGCACTGCCTACAACAAGGCCATGCACGATGGAGAGTGGGACGAGGTTACTGGCTCATTCCACAAGTATGAGACTGTGGAGCAGCGCCTCGCTGCCGCCGGTGCTTCTGCCATCGATGTCGCACAGATGGCCCTTCCTGGACTCCTCCGTCGAAGCGCCGCCAACAACGTTGGAGGACGTGCAAGCAGTGGCCTCGATGATCTTGGAGCACGAGACGATCTCGCCCGCGTTACCATCATGGATCGGACGTTCGATGTCACGAACGCCGGAAGCGGGCAGCTCCGCGCTCTGAGCGAGAGCAAGCTGCAGAGCTTCGTGGCCTGGGCGGTTCCATCCACTGCCGTCAACCGTCTTGCCGTGCGTGGCTCTGCGTACTCGGAGGTCCTAAAGCAGGGTCGACACTCTGTCACCGCTGACGACCTGTACCAGGCTGCTGTGCGCATGGAGCGTGCCTCGGTGCCGTGGAAGCTGGCCCTCGTCAACGGCTTCGGTGAGGCCACTGAAGAGGTCCTGCAGACGTACTTGAACGCTACCGCTGTCGGCTGGAACGCTCAGCCCCAGGAGTTCCTGTCTGCCGCGATCGCAGGCTTCTCGATGGGTGCGGGCATGAGCGTCGGCTCGCGCGTCGGCACCGTGGCCAGTGACGAGCGAGCTCGCTACCGCGCCAACTACCTGCTCATCAGTGATGGTCAGGAGCCGTTCACGAAGGCGGAGTGGCGCGAGGTCGACCCGACCATGAAGCGCTACCTCAGCACCGCGAACAAGACTGCTGAGCGGATGGCTCGCAGCAACAAGGAAGACTTCTTCGACGACACCGAAGAGCAGATCGTCAGCTCGGTCGTCGGCTTGCAGGCTCGTGAAGACGCTGTCAAGGCGATCATGAAGCGTCAGCAGCAGCAGGTCGGCGAGGACGCGCTGGAGGATATGGCAGACATCCTGCCGTTCAACAGTGTCAGGATCCCGAGCCACTACGCTCTGCACTCCGGCAAGACGACCCTGGACAAGCTGCAGAACCGCCTCACTGGTCTGGCACAGGAGATCGCCGATCGTGTCGAGCGCGAGACCAACAAGGCCGAGGGTGCGAAGCCCGACCCCCTGCTGCCCAACCTGGAAGCCGTGCACGAGACTCTGCGTGCCCTGGTGGAGCAGGTTCGTGGACTCTACACCGAGTACCAGCAGAACGCTGACATCAGTAAGCTCGAAGAGATCAACGAGATCCTCCGCAACTACTGGGCTGGTGTCGCGCTCCCGGAGACTCCGAAGCAGGTACAGCAGCAGGCTGTGGAGCTCGTCTTCAGCCGCATGCCCAACGACAACCCCGGCTCCTTCCAGATGCTGCTCCCGCAGATCGACCTGGAACTGGAGTACCTCGGGGCTCACGGCATGACCAAGGTCAGCCAGTCCCTGGAGAAGCTGCTCAGCCACGACAACGACGGTGACAAGCTGAAGCACATGGCGCGGTACATTCCGACGCCTCAGGCTCGTCGTACCCTGCGGCTGGGCATGAACCACTGGGCTCCGATCGAGTCGATCAACCGCCAGGCTGTGGACGAGGACGGCAACCCCATCCCGCAGAAGGGTGGAGGCTTCCTCAACGTCACGAAGCGTGGTTACGAGGACGCGATCCTCACGCTCATGCGCTTCCAGCTCGCGGGCTGGGACCCCGAGGCGAAGAAGGAGGTTCGCCGCACGTTCGACGCGCTGGTCGACTTCCTCAAGGAAGCCCTGCCGCCTGTCCGTGACGAGACCTGGACGAACTTCAGGTCGATGCTGGAGAAGGACCCTGACGGTGCGAAGCAGGAGCTCTACCGCGCTCTCGCCAAGGACTACTCGGCTCTGATCTCGCTCGGCGAGAACGGCACGCGGATCGACCGCCAGAAGAAGATCCGCCCCGAGGCGATCATTCCTCCGGACACCAGCATCGGTCTGTGGATCGAGGACCAGATCCAGATCCACCTGGAGAAGTGGCGCGACTACCACGCGACGCGCGAGACCACCGAGTTCGTGCGCGCGGGCGCGCGTGGTGCTCAGCCGTCCAGGCTCCAGGCCGGTACCCAGTCCACGCCTGAGACCCCTGCTGCAACCCCTGGCCAGACTCTCGGTCAGCGGTCTGGTGGCGACAACCAGTTCCGCTGGATGGGTGGCCTGCAGTACGGCCCCATCAACGCTGTCTCTGTGGATGCCGACGGTCGCTACAACCCGTCGGAGCTCAAGCAGGCGATCATCGAGTGGTACACCAACCTCACTCGCCTGCGCCCCTACTCGGCAATCGAGACTCTGAAGCAGGGTGGAAGCCCGGTCGTGCGCGAGGCTCGCGCCGATCTCGAGAACCTCGCTCGGTACTACTTCCCCGAGATGATGGAGAACGCCGCGACTCGTGACGAGGCGCTGATGCGTATCGCCGCCGCTCCGTTCTGGAACGTCGACGAGGAGCAGGCGGTCACGTTCGACTTCGCTGTTCACGACCCCGACGCGACCATCGGCTCGGTGCTGATCAAGGCTGCTGCTGCTCGTCAGGCGGCGCTGGCTCCTGTCGCGTTCGGTGAGCTCGACGCCAACGAGGCTTACGCGAACACGACTCCTGGTCGGGCGCTCGACCTGCTCGTCGGTGAGATCGCTCCCGAGAACGTGCTGCCCGCCGACCAGGCTGCTCAGCTCGGAGCCTACTCCACGTTCTCCAGCCTGGTGAGGGACTACACCCAGATCCAGACGCAGAGCGGTCGTCGCGAGTGGCGTGCCCACAAGCAGATCATCGATGCTTACGACGACCCCAACTCCCTGTACCGCATCTTCGTGGACGGTGTCCGTGAGGCGGCTGACAAGGAGCTCGCTCACGGACCTCGTGAGGGCGAGAACGCGGGTCGCGCTGTCGGTCGCCTGCCTCGTGAGGACCGTCGCTTCCACGACAAGACGGTCATCCCGATCTTCCAGAACATCGCGCACCTGGCCAACGTGCTCGGCCTGCGCGACATGACTTCTCGTGACGCCGTGATTCGTGCGCTGGAGAACAACAGCCGAGGACTGCAGCAGATCCTCGCTCTGTTCCCTGCAGAGATGCAGCTCCAGATCCTGAAGGTGCCCCAGGATTCGCCTATCGCGACCCAGTTCATCATGCCGAACTGGTTCTTCAACATGATCATGGAAGAGAACGCCGAGAAGGCGGCTCTCATCTACTGGGATGCGATGCTCCAGATGGACCTGGACATGCACCTGGACGACGACGCTCCTGGCAACGCGTGGGTGAAGCTGTACCAGGATCTCGATGACGAGGGTCGTGCGACACTCAACGAGCTCCGGGCCAGTGCCACTGACGTTCAGTCGTTCGTCGAAGAGGTCAACCGTCGCGTGGCGTTCAACCGTGCCCCGCTCATGGCGTACCGCACGGACACCACGCTCTACGACCCCAGTGCGACCAAGGGTGGCTGGCAGTGGAGCGCACCGAGCGCCGAGCGTCGACAGGCTCTGCGTGACGCCAACGCGTACTTCGTCGGTCGTGCCGAGGCTCTGACCTCGGATCTCGAGCTCGCTCAGAAGAACATCGGCTACGCCACCACGCTTCTCAACGCGATCCAGAACCCCGACAAGTACAAGAGCGCCCAGCTCAAGGAAGCTGTCGTGGCGCTGGACAACCGCCTCAAGCAGAACCAGCACCTGCGTCAGCCTGCAATGGCACCGGCTGCTCGTCGTGCGTTCGTTCAGCGTTCCTACCGTGGTATCGACCCCGCGAGCGCGAGCAAGGGTGTGTCGAGCCCTGCCATTGCACAGGTCGGTGACGTCGATGTGCGGCGCAACCAGACCATGTTCGGTGCTCAGCTCGACCAGACGTTCGCCGCTCTGCTCTCGGGTGACGTCAAGAACATCTCGTTCAACCCCCAGCAGCTGCTGCAGGAGCTCCGTCTTCAGACCGAGCAGGGCGCGATCATCGACTGGACGCCGCTCACCACTGAGCAGTTCCTCCAGCTCTTCATCGCTGAGGACGGTGCGTACCAGAACCTGCTGTTCGCTCTGATCAACCCGAGCGTGTACGAGGAGAACGCGGCGGGTCGTGCGATCCAGCAGTACCTCTTCCCGCAGGACCTCGAAGGCATCGTCACCGCTACGTTCTTCAAGGACCTGATCATCGGTAACGGTGATCGGAGCCAGGTCGAGACCGATGAGCTGTTCCTCAGCTACATAGACTCGCTCACTGAGGGCAACCTCGCCACGCGCATGCTCGCAGACTCGGCGATCGCCCGCTCCACGAAGAAGGGTGCGGGCCAGCAGCTCACCGATGGTGAGTACAAGAAGCTCGTCAACGACGTCGCACGTGCGATCCGGTCCCTCATGGGCCTGGCCGAGGGCGACGGCGAGAGCCTGCGCATGCAGCTCAACCTCGACGCCCTGAAGGGGTACATTCCCCAGGACGTGGTCGGTGAGGTCTTCACCGGCTCCCCGACGGCAGTCAACACGAAGATCCAGGGGCTGGTTCAGCTCTACGAGGCGGCTGTCGCTGATGCTGAGGCCGCGTACAACCGTGACAAGAGCCTGGCCAACGCCGAGGCTCTGATCGACGCGACGCAGAAGCTCTCGGTCGCTCGTGGCCTGGACACCACGAAAAAGTACGGTCAGCTGCAGCTCGACGCGATGAAGATCGACTGGTCGAGTGACGTCGCTCAGCGCGTGTCGAAGACCATGATCACGCAGTACATCGAGACCTACGGTCCCGAGCTCGCGACGACCATGACTGGTGAAGACGCCAAGGTGCTCTCGCAGTGGAACCTGGCTCAGAACGACCACATGGACATCTTCAAGTCCTTCGATGAGGACCCGAAGAAGGACCAGAAGGTCTGGGACAAGCTGTCCAAGATCGTGGCTCTGCACCGTACCCTGACCACGTCTGGGTACCTCGCCTCTGCAACGATCTCGTCCCCGCAGACGGCTGAGTGGGCTGACTTCGACCCGACGTTCACGTATCTCACCAACCACATGGTGACGGATGACTTCCTCAAGGTGCTGGTCGAACTGCGCAACGCAGTGCCGGACGCCGTGCCTCAGCTCAAGGACGTGAAGGCGGTCATCAAGGACCTCAATTCCACGATCCTGCGCAAGAGCAACTTCGGCAAGTGGGTGCCTGACCTCGTCATGCAGCACTCCGGGTCCAACCGTTACCTGGACGCGTCTGGTTCGCCCCAGCAGATCGCGATTGGTGGTGAGCTCCTCAAGAGCCACATCGCCACGACGATCTCGTCGCGCCGCACGAACCTGCACCCGACTCCGGACATGGCTCGTGCGTATTCAATCGATGCCGATGACCTGCTCGGGTCGGAAGATGACATCTTCGCTCTCGGTCTGGACGGCGAGCCGTGGGCTCTGCTGGAGAACGCGTCGGTCGTCGCGCCTCGCTTTGACCCCGATACCGGCAAGGCTACCGGCACTGGACCCACTCTCGTCGCAGTCGACGCTCAGGGCAAGGTCATTGCTCGTGTCCCGCTGACGATGGCTACCTCTGCAATCCAGAACGGTGGTAAGACACCGGACGGGTCTGAGACCACGATCGCTCGGATCACGCACGACAGTCTGATCCAGGCCGTCAAGGTCGCACAGTCTCGCTTCACGCCCGGCTCTGCTGCCAAGATGGTCATCGAGCTTCAGCTCTTCCACCCGGCCATGAAGCCACCGAAGGAGGAGTGGGCCAACAACGTCCACTTCGACGGCACCCTCGGTGCTACGGACGCGGCTCCCAGTATCTACGGTGCTCTCCTGGGTGGTGTGGACGGTCTTGTCCAGCGCCTGGAGCGTGCTGCTCTCGACGCGATCAAGGGCTCCCTCGCGATCTTCACGACCGCGCACCCGCGCGGGTTCGACAACAAGGACCCCAAGCAGCTCCTGCAGCTCATCCACCAGATCACGATCGATATCCTCAACACCCCGATGGGTGAAGAGGACTACTTCCCGAACAGTGCCTACCGTGGTGTCTTCCGTATGGTTCGTGACCGCCTCCTGGTCGTGGGACGCAACGCAGAGGGTGCAGAGGTCGTGCTGTCCTCGGAGCAGGCACTCACGGGCGGCATGGATGAGCTCGTCGATCTGAAGGTCGTGGAGCTCTCGACCCGCTCGCTGGAGACCCTGCGTGGATCGACCAGCGGTTCGGGCCACCCGCGTGCGCTCACTCGCGCCCCGCGTGCAGGTGGTGAGGGTGAGACTTGGAAGGGCTTCTACGAGCAGCACCAGCTCGACCGGATGCCGCGTCTGGGTGACAAGATCACAGACATGACCGAGATCGCCGAGGCCTTCCGCACGTCCGGCATCCTGGACACGGAGCGTGTGCAGTCGTTCAAGTACCACTCCTGGACTGCAGACGACCGCAAGATCGAGCACCGACCCTTCGAGTCGTTCGACGCTCAGGTGTCGAGTATCCTGGCTGACCGTCGCAAGCCGAGCAACGAACGTCGTGTCTTCGCTGTTAACGAGACCATCGCCAAGCGCTGGCGTGGAGCACTGCGTCAGGACCAGCGTGTCAAGAAGGCTACGGTAGACGAGCTCACTCGTGACCTGGGTGGTGTCAAGCCCAACCGCAAGCTGAAGCTCAAGGACGCGTACCGCACCCTCGGCACCCTGCTTCAGTACGCCAACAGCAACCAGGGTCGGCTGTTCATTGTCGACCCCAGCAACCGTGGCTCGGCTGAAGAGGGCATGCTGCGCTCTGTCCGTGACGGTCAGATCGGCGAGCTCTACTCGCACGTCGCCCCGACCAAGGACGTGGTGATCCTTCAGCTCGACGGGTTCGAGCAGGGTGTCGGCACTCCTGAGTGGAACCGGGCTGTGGCCGACGAGATTGCGTCCATGAAGGAGCGCGGTCTGACGATCGGACTCGTGGACAACACGAACCCGACCGGTGCTTCGCTGGCTCGCGACATTCTCATGGAGATGAGCGGACCCTACAAGGTCGTCAACTCCGATCTCTTCATCTTCGCTCCGGACGAGCAGACCGAGCAGGGTCGTACTCTGGAAGCTCGGCGTGCATCGCTTAAGGAAGCAAAGCGTGTCGCTCTCAGTGGCTACGTCCTCGCGGCGTACTCCGAGGACGGCTTCTACTCGACCGATGCTGAGGCGGCGTTCGTCGATCCTCGCTCGGACTGGACTGGGTTCACCCAGGGTTACTCGTCGGATGTCGTGCCCACTACGGGCCAGGCACAGTTCCACTCGCCGGGAACGCCGACGTTCGGACGTCGCGTGAAGCAGGTCTACGACTGGTTGCTCGCGAACGACGGGGCTGCTTACCTGGCGGAGCAGACCCTTCTTGGCGGCGCGACTCAGGATCGAGCAGCTCTTGCTGCCGAGTTCCAGCTGCTCCTTGAGCGCGCCGCCAAGAACCTCGATGTCCGTACTGGTCGTCCGAAGCGGAACACGGAGCTTCGCCCTGGCGACATGGTCGCTACGATCAACGAGCTCGGTACGCTGACGTTCACGCGCTGGGGCTACGACTCCACTAAGGTGGACTTCGACGCTCAGGACAAGAACGGTCTTGACGGTGTTGAGCGTCCCGGCATCCCGAGCACGTCCTCGATTCGCGTCGTCGCCGGTGAGCGCCTCGACTCGGACAAGGCTTCGCTCCGGGGTGGCATCATCGACCGCTGGTACGACGACCCGATCTTCGGTCTTCGTGCTCTGTTCAAGGACGACATCAACCTGGCTGGTGCCAAGATGGTGGACGAGGAGGGTACGAAGACTCGTAACGTCCTCCTGCCTGAGAACAAGCGCCCGACCAGCCCCCTGCTTCGCGGCCTGCTTCCGGCTCAGTACAGCGACTACCAGACGCCGATCAAGAAGGGTGTGGCCTCGGTCAACGCCATGCTGAACGCGCGTCAGGCGATCTTCATGATGGGCTGGGACAGCTCTCGTGCCCTGGCCAACGCTCTCGGCTACACGGACGGGCACCCTGACCCCGACGCCGTGCGCTGGACCGTGGAAGAGTGGGCAGACCTCGACCCGCAGAAGCGTCAGGCGATCACGGCTCGTGTGACCAACACTCTGCGCCTGCAGCGCATCAAGGAAGCGGAGCGCATCCAGGACGAGGAGACGCTGGCTCACTCGGTCTACAAGGTGTCGCAGGTCTCGGAGACCGCTCGCATTCTGATCGAGCAGGAGAAGGGTGCCAGCCTCGCCTCTGCTCAGATGCGAGCCAAGCTCCGTGGTCAGGGTGTCAACACTGACGAGCTCGCGATGGAGCAGCTGTACCTGTCGGCTGTCATGCAGTACCTCAAGGGTAACGGCACTGACGTCGAGCACGTTCTCGGTTCCCCTGGCTTCGACCAGGATCAGCAGATCGAGAACCGCGAGTCGCTCAAGATGCCTGCGATCCTGACGCAGTTCATTGACATGAACCTGCCGCTCCGTCGTTACGTGCAGGGTGACATGAACGCTCGGATGGAGGGTAACCGGTATGACGCTACAGGAGGCCTTCTCGAAGGCTGGATCATCAAGGATGACTGGCGGGTGTTCAACCGTCGGGCTGATGGATCCAGCAACACTGTCGTCCTCCGAGCCGTGCGTGCTGAGGCCACGGGTGAGGATCACTCGGAGCGGTCTGAACTCAACAGCGATTTGGCCACTCAGGACAATGCCTCCAACCAGCAGCAGATGTTCGCTCGCGAGACCGTGGGGCTCGACATCGGACATGGTGTCCGCGATCCGAAGCTTACAAAGCTCCTTGCGGCAACCGCTTACTCCGAAGAGCGTGTCCGCGACCTGACGTTCGGTAAGGTCGCTGAGCGCATCGGTGGTCGTACCTCTGACGAGCAGACCTATCGTGACGAGAACGTCACTAAGGCTGTCGGGTACATCGTCCCGATCGACGCTCAGACGATTACTGGCACTGCCTCTGAGATGAAGCAGGTCAAGGACGGCTACCAGGGCGTCTACAAGAAGCTCGGACTGGTCGGCAACGGCCAGTACAAGCGCGTCGTCGACTCGATGATCCGCATCTACTTCCGTGCAGTGCACGATCCTGAGATGCCTGACGCTGACCGGCTCAACGCTGTCGAGGTCATCGAGGCTCTGCGCGTCATCAACGCCGAGCTCGCCGCGTACCGCTGGCCGATGGACCAGTCGGGTATGCCGCTCCTGCACGCGGACATCGTCGACCTCATCGCCCGCAACGGCACCTGGACTCCGGACAACGTCACCATCAACGGTGACAAGCGAGCGTTCATGCTGGAGTCAGCCCTCAACGTGACGTATGACTCTACCCAGGAGATCCCGGTCGAGGCGCGTCGCGAGCTCGATGCTCTCCACCAGACCTACGAGAAGTACTTCTCCAAGGGTTACTGGCCCGCGTCGGCTTACCCCGAGGTCATCGAGCGCCTGGTCAACCCGAAGGGTGAGGGCTTCGTGTCCTCGTTCGATCCCGGTCAGCAGAAGCTGCTCACTCAGGGTGACCCGTACAAGGAGTACGACGGTGTGGCACCGGACCCGGCCTACACTGGTTCCGGCGCGGGTACCAAGCTGGAGGCGTCCCGCCGTCGCCGGTCGGCTCGTGAGCGTGGCAAGACTCGTGGAGGGGACGCGCCCCAGACGGTCGCACAGCAGGCGAAGCGCGGTGCTCAATACCGTGACAAGGTGAACTTCGCAGCAGGCTTCTGGCGCAACGCTCACGCGATTCGCACGATCACCCCTCAGGTTAACCCCTGGCTCTGGGTGTGGAACCCTGTGGACTACCAGTGGCGACGCATGCCGGGCTCGGCAGCATCGCTCATCACTGGTCAGAGCATCGGCTGGGCTGGTCGCTCCATCCGTGGTCGCGTGCAGTGGCTCGCGGACAAAGTCGACTCGAACCTCATGCAGATGGACCCCGAGACCCGCTCGGCCAAGGTCCTGCAGGCATTCAAGGACGCGTTCGGTGTCGACCAGCCGTGGATCACGTCCGAAGCGAACGACCTGCTTCCCGAGGTTCGTCAGACACTCCTGGCCGACATCAAGTTCCGGCAGGACCTGGCTGAGGAGACTCGCCACCGTCCCGATGACGTGCTCCTGACTCGTGGAGACCGCAACCGTCAGAAGGCTGTGGACTGGGCTTCTCGCTCGCAGGACATTCTACGTCAGCTCTCCAGCCCCTCGCAGGTGGATGCGTACATCATCTCGGTGCTGGAGCACGAGCGCATCAACAACCCGAAGGTTACTGCACTCCAGGTGCTGGAGCGACTCCACCGTGACCCGCTCTCGTACAAGACTAAGGGTCCTGTCGGAGCTCACATTCACGGTGTGCGCACTGTGCAGAACTTCAAGGGTGCGAAGCTGACGACGGCTGGCGCTCTGGCAGACCGCATCCTGATTCCGCTGTCGGAGAGCCCGAACGCTCTGCTCAGTGGTCCGGCCAACACCCTCCTGCTGCTCGCGAAGTTCCGCAACTTCACGTTCTCTTCTGCGGTGCAGATGATGGGTGGCCAGGCTGTCGACGCGGCTGGTGCAATCCTGCTGCAGGCTCTGGCTTTCCGCAAGCAAGCGTACATCAAGGCTCAGGGTGGCGAGACCCGCACCCCGACAGACTACGTCGGCAAGGTGTTCGAGACCGCTGACTTCGCCGACATGGTGATTCGAAGTGGGCTGAGCCTCACCGGTCTGTTCTTCGCCTCGCTCGCGTTCAACGCCTTCGGTCTGACTGGAGAGACTGAGGAAGAGCGCCGGAAGAAGCGCATCGAGCAGCTGCAGGGTCTGGGTACGCTGTACGACCCTCGTGACATCGCCAACTCGTTCCTCAACGAGAACGCGGTCTGGCTCGAAGGACTTGACAACACGCTCCTGGCTCCGCTCGCGGCGTTCTTCGAGGTTCCGGGAGCAGAGGGTCAGCCCTCTCGGTCGCCCGCTCAGATGCACTGGACGCTGAACTTCTTTGTCGCTCCGGTCATGGGCATGGCAGAGTTCATGCAGACCGGAGACTTCAAGGATCTGGCCGACGGCTTCTTCAGCGCTATCGGCAACATGCCACTGGTCAACACCAACTTCTTCTGGGACGCGTGGACGACCAGCGAGCAGCTCTACGCCGCCGCTACGGACGAGGTTGAGACCAACCCCGGTGACGGATCGTTCGCCGTGAGTCAGCTCATCAAGGTCGGTGCAACGCTGGAGAAGATGCTTCTCGAGTTCGCGTTCATCAACGAACTGGCTGCTGCTCAGGACCAGTACATTCGCGACCCTTGGATGATGCCGAAGAGCAACGAGGCCGGTACCCTCGACCGCACGGCTGACGGCGAGCCTCAGAACACCGACGTCATGGTCGAGAGCATCGACCCGGTCACTGGTGACGTGGTCGAGCGTCCGGAGACTCGCTCCTACGAGGAGGGTCTCTACCGCTCGTACACTCAGAACCAACAGACCCTCGCGTTCCTGTCGACGCTGGTGACCGGGTTCAAGTTCAACACCCCTGACTCGTTCATGCGGCAGGACCTCGGTGTTCGCGACGTGACCATTCAGAAGCCCGAGCTCACCGACGAGGAAGCGGAGACTCTTGTACTCAGCGTTTGGGACCCGGAGAACGAACGGGAAGTTCTCACTCGCGATGGTCAGGAGCGTCTGCTCGACTCGCTCATGGCGGGCACTGTACGCGCTTCGGACCCTGCTCTACAGAACATTTTCCTGACCTACGACCAGCGTGTTGAGCTCAGTGACTCGCTCCAGAAGAAGATCTACGTCGAGGGTATCGAGGTTCTTGAGCTCGATCCCGAGAAGGCGCTCCAGCGCATGTACGACATCTGGAACGGTCCGGCCAACAACCCCTACGTGCAGCCGCTGTACGACGTGGTGTGGAGCACCGGTGACTTCTCCGGTGAGAACGGCATCGGTTGGAACCCCACGGTTCAGTACCGTCAGCTCAATACGACGTGGGCGATGGGTCCTGACGGCAAGATGTGGGCGACCGGTGTCCAGCGCCACGGTCTGATGTCCACACTGGGTGGTGTCCTGCCGCTCACCCCGTACCAGGGAGCCTACGGCACTGGCATCCAGGGTAACCTGGGTGTGGATGAAGTCGGCAACTCGATCGATGAGGTCAACCAGCTCAACACTGGTTACCGTGGTCTGACTCGTGTCAACAACAACATCGAGATTCCTAACGAGGAAGACATCATCAAGGCGATCCAGGACTCGACGAAGCGCGTCGTGGACGAGATCAAGGACCTGAACAGCGACCTCTACAACAACCTCCGTCAGTACGGTGGAGGCTACCGTTACGGTCGCGGTGGTGGTGGCGGTGGAGGCGGCTACGCCAACAACCCGCTCATGCCCTTCCTCAACGGCATGCGTACTCCTTACGCAGACAACCTGCCGCAGATCTATATCCAGAACACGAACCCGCGTCGCGCGAGCATCCGTCGTGAACGCTTCTCTACCGAGCGAGGAAGGCTGAACCAGCAGCAATGAAGACTGAATACGAGCCGGTCACCGACACCGCTGACTGGTACACGACGACACAGCTCTCCCACAAGGGTGAGCTCGTGCCCAAGGGCTTCGCGCCGTGCGCTCGAAACCTGGTCCATCGCTACCGCCGCTGGCGCACCGAGGTCGACGGACGCACCAAGGACTACTGGAAGTACGACAAGCAGGCTGCTGCTGAGGTCGTCAGCCAGAAGACCGACATGCCCAACATCTCGTCTGGCGAGAACGCGGGCTTCGTCCGGCGCATCGCTCGCAACGTCGTGCAGCACACGCCCAACGTGTTCATCGCGAACCAGTTCGATGACGACTCGGTTCAGGGCATCGTTGCTCGTCACATCCTGAAGACGAAGATCATCGGCGATGACGAGTACAGCAACGACATGCAGCAGCACCTGGTTACCACGGCTCGGCGCGGCTTCACGATCGGGTACGACGCTGTCGTGCCGGTGCTCCTGCAGGACGCTACGGGTGGGTACTACGTCCAGTACGACGCGATCCACTACCGCGATGTCTACCCGGAGCCGGGTGCCAAAGACATCCGTCGTGCCAACGAGGTCTACGTCCGTCGTTACATGACGAAGGGTGAGCTCTTCAAGATCATGCGCGATCAGATCCCCGGCTGGGATCACGCCGCGATCAAGACCCTGCTGGGCATGCCGCCTGCCACGCGTCGGACCAAGGACCACGAGTCGGGCAAGCACTCTTTCAACCCCGAGGCATACGAGATCATCACCTGGTACAACAGCTACGGTGATCCGTTCCTCTGGTTCGAAGAGCGGACGAGTCTTCTGATCCGCATCGAAGAGAACAAGCACCCGCTCAAGGAGCACCCGGTGATGTTCTTCGTTCCGGAGCGCGACGACCAGCAGGCATGGGGCAAGAGCCTGCTCTCGCTGACCTACGGTCGGCAGGAGTTCCAGGACCTCTTCATGAACGGCTCGATGAAGATGTTCTACCGGAACATCAACCCGCCGATCATCGGCTACGGCACGATCAACGCCATGCCGAACCTCTCGCCCGGCAAGTACACAGAGATCAGCAACCCGAACGCCAAGATCGAGCCTCTTGAGATCAATACCCAGGCGCTCATGATGTTCGGTTCCATCAGCCAGCAGAACCAGGCGCAGATGGTGTCACTGATCGGTGCTGCTGACCAGCAGATGGCTGCTCAGTCCACTGGTGGAATGATGAGCCAGACGCCTCAGGGTGTCGAGGCTCAGCAGCAGATGGTCGATATCACGACCAACAACTACCAGAAGGCGATGGAGAACTTCTTCTCGAAGTACTGCTCCTACGCGCTCACGATCTACTTTGCAGAGCTCAAGGGCACGAAGGCGATCACACCCACTGCCGATGTGCGCAAGAAGCTCATCGACGAGGGTATCCCTGCCGACGCGTTCCTGCATGAGGAACAGCTCATCCCGGTCTACGGTGAGGACGGTGAGTGGGTCGAGGACGTGATCCAGCCCGCCGATGACACCGGCCTCAAGGATGGTGCCCTCAAGATCGACTTCGAAGAACTCGCAGTACTGTACTACGTGCAGTGCGTTCCGGGCTCTCTGGTCGAGATGGAGGACGACAAGCAGCTTCGTATCCTCAAGGAGATCTTCGTTCCGCTCAGCCAGGCCATGCCTGCACTGGCGAACGCAGGTGACACCGAGGCTCTGGCGAATGCGAGCAACGCTCTGCAGTACATCGTCCAGAAGACGATCGAGCTCTCGGGCTCGGCCCATTCGTCGGAGCTCACGAAGATCCTTACGGGCCAGACGGACAAGCATCAAGCTGCCGAAGCCCGCATCAAGACTCTGGAAGACGCCTTGAACGGCCGCGTGGTCGAGACTGAGGAAGAGTCTGAAGCACAGTTCAACGTCATCAAGTCTCTGCAGGATGACATTAAGGTCCTGCAAGAAGGTCTCACCGCCGTTCTCGGGGGTGCCCAGCCGGGGGGTGGGGGGCAAATTGTTCCACTCACCGCCGCCGCGCCGGAAACCGGGGTACCGATCCCCAGCCCAGTACCCGCATAAGGTACTATTACATCAACAGGACGCGCCTGTGTTCTGACAGACAAGAGAGGATCCAGAATGGGTACCATCGCTCCCGTTCAGATGGACAGCCTGACTCATCATCAGCGCGTCCTTCACGGGTACATGCAGATCGCATCGCCGATCAATGGCATGTTCAGCGGCAACGTCATCGACGCAGGAGAGTTCATGAACTCGCGCGTCATCTCGGTGCCGGACATCCGTGTCGACGACTACATCGTCGACGCCGAGATCACTCGTGTGGGCCTGAACCACTACGAGGGCTCGGAGTTCACGGCGAAGTGGAAGAACGGTCTCCCGCCCATCGAGTGGCGCGAGTACTCGATGTCCCGTCGCCGCAGCTTCGGCTACACCGTCTGGGAGGAGCAGGAGCGCTACTCCCCGATCAAGAACCTCCCGCAGGAGTACCTCGCGCGGAAGATGGCCACCACCGTCCTCCGTGACCACGACAAGTACCTCCTGCTGGCGATCATCCTCGGTCGCATGACCGGCAAGCTGGTGCCTCGCACGTCGGTGGACACCTACACCAGCCAGATCGAGTCGACGACCGGCATCAGCGCGGCGGAGATCGCCTGCACCGGCAACCAGGCCGACTACAAGTGGATCGCCCAGCCGGGCGAGCGGAGCGACAACGAGGTCCAGCCCTCGTTCGCGACGATCAAGGGCATGGAGCTCAACGCGGCAGACCCGCTGAAGACGCTCGACGCCCTGACCACGATGTTCTCGGAGAACTGGTTCGACACGAACCTGCCGAACTCGGAGCGGTTCTTCCTCATCACGTCGGCCCTGGAGCTCAGCTTCCGCGACGCGCTGATCAAGGCCGGTACCTACGTGGACGGCGGCTTCGACATCTACAAGAACGCGGACAACTCCGGTGTGACCGGACCTGCGTTCTTCGGCTCGCTTCGCGGGTGGAACTTCGTGAAGATCCACCCCGAGTTCATGCCGAAGGTGTTCGTCGACGGCTCGAACGTCGTGGACCCGTCCCCGACGCTCACCGGTGTCGCGACCGCCGCTGGTCGCACGCTGAAGCAGGTCGTGGCTCTCGCCGCCTACAAGGGCTCGGCGCAGACCTACGACTTCTTCGACGACAAGCGGGAGTCGGACGGCGGCACGCGAGGCAAGTTCACGGAGTACGTGCAGGACTTCGCCTACGACGCCTGGGTCATCGACCAGAAGTCGGAGGGCATCGTCCCGATCTTCCTCCCGACGGACCTCGACGGCAACGGCACCACGGACGCCAACTACACGCCGGTCAACGACTCGTTCAACCGTGTCGCTGCTCTGCTGTCGGCGGCTCGCGCCCAGCTCACGACGGGTCCGAACTTCTACCCGGCGTCTGGCCCGAACGTGGCGCTCTCGCGTCCCGAGTGGTACAACCAGGAGCGCGGCTACTCCGACACCAACGCGATCAACAACGCGCTGGCGGTCAAGGAGACCGGCGACATGTCGCACCGTTACCCGGTCCTGCCGGGCGACCAGCCCCTCGACCGCGAGGAGCTGGCAGGTGCGGTCGAGTCGATCATCGACGGAGCCACGGCTCGCGCCAACTCGACGGCTGTCTCCCTCGGCGACAAGCGTCGGTTCGCAACCGGTGCCCTCTACGAGGTCACGGTCGCGGGCACCACGGCGGCGGCAGAGCCCTCGACGGTCGGTGTCGCGATCGGCGAGACCGTGGTCGACGGCGGCGCCACCTGGAAGCGTCTGCTCTAAGGTAGAATGTCTGGTGGGGGAGGCAGACTCCTGGTCAAAGTCCCCCACCAGATCCTACCTTAGACACGACACGAAAGGACCGTCATGGATCCGCTTCAGGCACTCAAAGAGATCGCACAGCAGCTCAACCAGCTCTCGGGGGGCATGCTCGATCTTCTCGACCAGATCGGTGGTGGCGCAGAGGGCGGCGCTCCCCCGGCTGAGGGCGGCGAGCCTCCTGCCCCTCCCGCTCAGTAAGCACGGCAGATGATCAGGAGCAGGGGCGGCGATCCTTCCCGTCGCCCCTGCTCCTATCCCTTGTAAGGAGGCGTAGATGTACACCGGCAATACCCCCAGTGAAGAGGTCGTCCTTCGCCTCATGGCAAGGAAGTCGTTCTCGCTCGGTCTGTGGATCGAGGACAAGAACGGAAAGCCTCTCGACATCACCGGATGCCAGATCGGTATCGTAGCCCGCAAGCGCGTCGGCTCTACCGTTATCGACGACTCCGAGAATCTCATCACCAACTACCTCGCCGACATCTCGGCAGGTACCCTCGGCTATGCCGTCTTCTCGTGGCAGGCCACGGACCTGGACTGGAAGCCAGGAGAGTACGAGTACGCAGTCACCCTGCTCGATCAGGGCTACTCGTCTGTCATCCTCAAGGGTCCGATTCAGCTTGAGCAGAACACTGAGTTCGGCTCGCTGGGTTCGACCTACGATCCTGCTGCACCACCTACTTCTCTTCGCGTGGTTCTTCGCGACAGCAAGAACATCACTGTGCAGGTCGGCCCGACCCTCGCACCGGGTCAGGCGCTCTTCACAACCGACGACGAGAAGAAGCTCGACGAGATCTACGCCGGGAAGCTTGCCGAGGGTCAGACTCTCAACGCTGACATGATTCCTGATGGCGTCGAGAAGGTCATGATGACCATCGCCGAGCGGAACCAGTTGGCCAATCTCTCGCTGGAGTGGGACGACATCCAGGGCAAGCCCGCTTTCGGCACTGCGTCCCTGGAAGACGTGGAGTTCTTCGTCCGGACTGGTGCGGGAGCTGCCTCGGACATTGCGACAGGCACTCTGCACAAGGACCGTGTGCCGTGGGTCTCTGCACTCAACGGTATCGTCACAACCACGTCCGCTCCGGCTGGCGGCAACCCTGGCCGTATCACTCTCAAGTACACCCCGTAGGCGATCATGACCGTCGCCGCACAGACCTTCACCGGGGCTTATGACTCGTTCGGTCGGTACCGCCTCAAGGTTACCCTCGATGAGACCTCCGTCAACACTGCTGGCAACTCCAGTAGTGGTACAGTTGTTCTCACTCTTGAGGGTGCAGGCGGGTACGACTTCAACGGATTCACAACGAGTGGCTCGCTCGTTGTCAACGGTGTCACAATCTATTCGTGGAACGAAGTTCGCCCGAGCGGTAGCTGGAGTGGCTCTGTCACACTGGTTACCGGAAGTTGGACAGCAGCACATACTACCAATGGTACAAAGACGATTGCTGTCTCGGCATCGTTTGACGCGCGTGGTACTCCGGACTCCTACGGCCCTGGCAGTGTCATTAGCGTCAGCGGCAACTACACGCTCACCAATATCACTCGTCTGCCGACTGCTCCGTCTGGCCTCGTCGTCAGCAACCTGACAAGCACTGGGGCTCGCCTCGACTGGGGTGCCAGCACGAGCTACGGCACTATCGATGAGGGTTACGGCCAGTACCTTGCTCTGGACGAGGACTTCACGACCTACGCCAAGCCTGCAACGTGGCTCGGTAACCAGCGCTATTATGTTTACAGCAATCTCAAGCGCGGTACCGAACACTTCTTCCGGACCCGATACGGCGACACCGAGGGTATCGGACCGTACTCCGGCATCAAGTCGTTCACGACACCGCACGAGAAGCCGGACAAGCCTGTCGCGCCGTCTGTCAGTGGAATCACGCAGACGACCGCGAACATCAACACGACTGACCCTGCTTACGTCGGTGCAGGGGTCACCGGGCGCGAGACTCAGATTCGCAACGGCACGACGGTCGTCAAGACGTACACATCTTCTGATCCTGCAGCAACCGGCCTGCCCCGTAACACTGCACTGAACGTTCGGTTCCGGGTTGAGAACGCGATCGGCTGGAGCGACTGGAGTGACGACACGGACTTCCAGACTCCTGGAGCTCCGCCGTCTGCACCGACAAACTACAACGTGTCGGAAATCGCGGCGACCAGTGCGCTGGTCTCGACGGGTCTCATTGCCGACAACGGTGGTGTGGTCCCCTCGCAGATCCGTGTGAAGGTCAGCACGACGGCGAGTGACTCTGGCCTGATCCAGACGAACACGATGGCTCAGTGGGGTCCGCTGAGAGTGACCGGCCTGACCGAAGGCACTCAGTACTACGTCGCCGAGGCTGCATACAATGATGCTGTTAGCGGTGGCTGGGGTCCGTATGGGGCCTGGGTGCCCTTCACGACACTCACTACTGTGCCACACCCGCCGACGAGTCTGGCGTTCGGGTCGATCACTAACAACACGGCAACTGCAACGTGGGCTGCTCCTGCTGACCTGAACGGTGCGACAATCGAATCGTACCGCCTGGTCATCGCGACAGACCTTGCCATGACCGCCAATGTCCGCGAGATCATCGTGCCCGACACGTCGCTCTCCCAGGTCGTCGATGCTCTGACAGCCGGTACCCAGTACTACGGTCGTATCTACACGATGACAGACATGGGTCGAGGCTCCATCGGCGGACGTGTTGCGTTCACCACAACAGGTGGAAGTGGGACCACTTCGGGTGTCTACATCGACGTTGCTGGAGTTCCGAAGTTCGCCGAAGTGTGGCTCGATGTTGCGGGTGTCCCGAAGAAGTGCGAAGTCTGGGTCGACGTCGCCGGTACTCCGAAGTTGTGTGTCGCATGACCCTGCTCAGTAACGCCCCAACCGACGTCACTGTCATCGAGGCAGAGGCGCGCAAGTCGTTCAGCTTCGGGCTGTGGTTCAAGAACGAGGCACGCGGTCCGGTCGACATCACCGGCTGCTCGATCACAATGACTATAGCCAAGGTCGACAAGTACGGTGCAGTGACTGCACTAGCGTCCAACGCGGCTTACATCGCTGCTCCGACTCTGGGGTACTGCACAATCAACTTCCAGGCTGACGAGCTCGCGTTCAAGCCCGGCACGTACCAGCACACGGTGACGCTTCGTATCAACGGCTTCAGCGTGGTCGTGATGAAGGGCGAGTTCAAGCTCACTCAGAACACCGAGTTCGACTCGACCAACCACGACTACATCACGACCAACCCGGCACTCAACTTGGAGATCATGCTCCGGGAGAAGAACAACGTTCACGTTGACCTCTCGACCGTGCTGCCTCCGAGCCTGGTCACACCGACCGACGCGTCCGATCAGGCCGTCGCTGGCTACATCAACAACCCAGTCAGCCTCACCCGCCTGACGCTCGACGGCATCTACACCACGATTGAGTACGTCGACGACTTGCAGGCGTACCTTGAAGAGCAGATCGCCTTGTCTCTGGATGAGGCGACAGACTACACTGATGCGGCGGTTGCGCCCCTCGCATCATCGTTCTACGTCAACGCCCAGAACGCCGCCCAGGATGTGGTGATCGCGACCAAGCAGACCGCTGCTCAGGTCCTCACGGCTATCGATACCAACATTCAGGTTGCCGGAGACTTCTCCAAGACAGGTTCAGGCCCTTGGACCCTGGCCCTTCCGGGTCGATTGCAGCAGGCTGGGGTAGCGAATGTTACGGACCTTGACACTGCTCTAGATGTTGGCTGGACCCGTACCAGTAGCTCCACCGCTAACACTCCTACCGCTACTGGTGCAGGTTGCTGTCTCACGTCTGCTGGTGGCGCCTCAACCTACCGTCAGGACTTCTGGAGGTTGGTCGCTGGCGATTCCCGCCACTGGTACCGCATCTATACAGGCGGCGCATGGCAGGCATGGAACCTCGTTTCTGGCGCAGTGCCCGATATGATGTGGGCCACAGGTCCGAGCAGCTACACTATTACTGCCTCAGCAAGTAGTTGGGTTTCGCTAGGCCCTAGCGGCGTTACGTTCTCCATTACCCCTGCAGAGGACCTGTGGGTGGATGTTAGCTTCAATGCTGTTTGCAAGGCAAGCTCTGGCTATGTAATGATTGGTATCAACATTGCTGGCGGATTGTCTTTGGCACCTGACGAGCCTCCAGGCGGTGGTGCTGGAGCCTCGCACTGGACCCCATTTACTAGCAGCACCGTGGACACTGGGCTTGCTTGTGTTACCAAGCGTGTGCTTTTGCCTAAGGGAGTCAGTACAGCGTTCGCTGGATGGACCCGTCGCAATGTGAGTTCGGGTACGCACACTTGCAACTACTCTGTCCTTTCCATGCTGCCAGTGAGATGGGCTGACTAATGAACGATTTCGACCTGATCGTCGCGCACCTGGTAGCCGCCGGGTTCACGCAGGAGTCCAGCGCTGAGCTGGCCTATCACATGACGCTCCACTTTCCTGAGCACACCCGTGCTCTGGTGGAGCATCTGCCGGAAGGAGAGTCAAATGGCGAATGACGAAGAGATCGAGGGTTACGACGACTTCGAGCTCATCGAGCCCGATCCGGAAGACCCGGTCGAGTTCATCGAGCCGGATCCCGAGCCCGACGAGAGCGAGCCTCTCGACGACGGCGGCAACTACGGAGAGACGCCGGACATGACGGACGGGTCGTGGCGAGATGGGGTCTAAGCTCAATCTGCCCATGCCGTTCTGGAACTGGCGCACGTACCCGAACCACACCGGTCTCGACTGGGCGCAGCCTCTCGGAACGCCGATCCCGGCGATTGCGGACGGCATCATCACGTTCTCGGACCAGTGGGGGCCTCGTGCAGCAGGCACGAAGACTCTCACCATGCCGCAGTACGGCGGGCTGAAGTGGATGATGTGCCATCTGGACGAGCCGATCCGCGGACTGCCGGTCGGCACGCGCGTCAAGACTGGTGACATCATCTGCTACGTCGGCAACTCCGGCAACAGCACCGGCCCCCACCTGCACGGCGAGCTCTGGCTCAACGGGGTCAGCCTCTACGAGCAGGACTACTTCGACCTGACCAACTGGATCGGGAAGAACGGAACCCCCGCTGGCGACGGGGGAGATTCCAGCTACACGCCGCCCATCACTGCAGAAACCCTCCTGGAGGAAGACATGATTCTGATCGCTCAGCGCAAGAACGCGAACCTCGCCAAGGGTCGGTACAACCCGACCAACGGTCGCATCCGCGAGATCACGAAGCACGAGAACGCTCTGCTTCGCGCGGGCGAGAAGGCTTCGCAGGGCAACATCGTCTACGCAACGGTCTCTGACGCGTCCTACAAGGCGCTGCTGACCGGCGCGAAGTAGGAGCTGACCCTACTTCATGTTCACTCACCTGCCTCGGTCCTCTCAGATCCTTCTGCGGTCCAGTCTCGCTGCTGCGTGGCTGTTCAGTGCTGCAGCAGGGTTGAGTGCCGTGGTGTTCATGACCCCCACCAACGACCCTGGTTTCCTGTGGGAAGCCAGGGCGTTGGCGGGTGTGAGCCTCACGGTCAGTGCGATCTTCGCATCGGCAGGTGCCGCCTTCAACCGTTACAGGTTCGAGTGGACGTCGGCCTGGTTCGCCGCCGCCGGGTTTACGCCTTACATCTCTCTGTACTGGTCCGTTGTACCCGACAACGTAGACGGTACCCTACCCGTAGCTCTTCTCATGATGAGCCTCGTAACGTTCTTCGCGTTCCGAGGACTGTCGTGTGGGGCACATGCAGCCAAACTTCGCGCCAAGCATGAGGCGGCGAATACTGGTCCCATCGTTCAACTAGAAAAGGAGGGAGAGGCCGATGATTGACTGGCTGCCCTACATCGCAACGCTAGTTCCCCTGGGCGTTGCGATCGTTGCAGGCATCAACGCGTGGAAGAAACAGCGCGACGATCGCAAGCAAGGGGTGGCCGCAAGTGAGGTAGCTGAAGACGATTCAGAAGCTGCTCGGTGGAAGAGCATCATCGAGACACAGACCAGAGCACTGCTCGAACCGATGCAGCAGCAGTTGAAAGAACACGCGGAGAAAATCCGAGGATTGGAGGCCGAGCTCGAAGATCGGAAGCGCCGGTACTGGGCTGCGATCAGTCTCATTCGGGCTCTCTATCTCTGGATCGAGCGCAACTTCGTGCCCGATCCTGCAAAGCAGGTCCCACCCCCGCCCACCCCGATTCCACTTATCGTGGATGACATCTAAGGAGAAACATGCTCACCTTCACGTTCGATTGGATCCAGGTGCTCACGTTCCTGGTCGCAATCTTCCTGCCTCTGCTCGTGGGGCTGGTGACCAAGGTCGTCACGCATCCCGGCACGCGCGCCATTTTGCTCGCTCTGCTCTCGGCAGTCATCGGGTTCCTCAGCGAACTCCTGACGGCTCTGCAGACGCAGTCGGCGTTCGATGTCGGCGCGGCGCTCATCACCTGGCTGGGCATCTTCGTCGTGGCAGTCGCCACCCACTTCGGCATCTGGAAGCCGACCGGCGTCAGTACCAAGGCGCAGGCTGCTTTCAACGGCAACCCCCAGTAGCCGCGCGTTTCGCGGTATAATCCGATCTGAGAGGAGTAGATCATGTCTTTCTGGGATGACCTTATCCGCAACCTGACTGGCGGCGGACAGCCCGAACGTCGTGCACCGCGCGTTCCGACTGCTCACTCTCAGGATCGTTCGCGGAGCTACAGCACTCCGGCCCCCAAGCCGAACGTGCTCAACACCGCAAACCTGAGTAGGGGTGCTGGAGGCATGGGCGGCGGCTTCGCTATGTCTCGTGGTATCCAGGCCCCTACTCAGACGACGCCTGCACCTGACGTTATCCAGGGTGGACCCAAGGAAGACAAGTACAACTTCTGGGACGACCTCGGTGCATGGTTCACTGAGCCTGTCAACGACAACATCTTCAAGACCCCGATCGGGGGTGCTGCTCAGCGGCGTGAAGACGAGGCCGACAAGTGGAACCAGGTCATGGGCGAGGGAAACCTCACCGAAGACGGGCGTCCCAAGGTCCCGACCAACGAACAGCTCAAGCAGCTTGGTCGGACCGACCAGGTCAGCATCGACGGCGACCTCATCCCGCTCAACGGCTCGCCCGACTGGAACACCACGCTCCGGCAGCAGGGCAAGGAGTCCGACAAGAAGATCGAACAGGCTGACTTCAACTCTCAGCTTCGTCGCCCCGGTGTTCTCGGTACTCTCGGCCAGCCCAAGGTCCGTCAGCTCACTCAGCAGGAGTGGGACGCCATGACGCCGGATCAGCAGCAGGGTGTGCTCGCGACATACGCTTTGTTCAAGGCGGGCATCGACGACCGTGCTCTCGGTGACGATGAAGTCCCCACAGACGAGTACAAGACCTCGGTCGACGAGATCTTCGGTAAGAACCTCGGCTCAGACGAGTACATGCCGAACACCGTTCAGGTCCTCAAGGACCTCGGCTACCAGAACGAGAAGCTCGACCTCGACTCCATCCGCAACGGCTCTGCCTTCGCGTCGTACAACGACATCATGGGTACCGGCAACATCGACCCGAACGCTGGTCGGATGGAAGTCTTCCAGTCTCTCGTGGATAGTTCTTCGTTCGATATGCAGTCGATTCAGAAGTCGCTCGAAGGCGGGGCACGACTTCTCGATGCGCTTCGCAACACTCAGCAGAGCCTCGGCGACTCGTTCGTTCGGTACTCGGGTCTGCTCGGACCTGGTGCGAATCTCACCGAAGAAGACCAGAGTTACCTCACCGACCTGGTCACCGGCATGGGAAGCCGTTCGGTGTGGGAGCGCCTGCACAGTGAGAAGGATCTCAACGAGCGCATGGCGTCTGACCTCGCGATCGCGAAGGAGAAGTACGGTGATGATGTCGTCGCCAACTTCTTCACCAACACCGTCCGCTCGTGGGACAACCACACTGACTTCATGAACCTCGACGAGTTCAACACCAACTGGATGGGAGGCTGACCGTGGCAACTGTACGAGCAGATGGTGGTGGCGGTTCGCCGTCCCAGTCATCCAGCACCGCGCGAAGCAACAGAGCATCGCAGCAGAGGTACGAGGGTCTGGCAGACTACTACGCCAAGCTCTACGCCAACACCGCGATCGCCGGTACCGACAACATCGACACGAGCGGCGGACAGGTCGGCGGTCCGCCTCCTGTGTCCGGTGGCGGTGGTGGACCCTCTGCCGCTGACATTGCTGCTCAGAAGGCTGCTGCTGCTGAGGCTGCTGCCAAGAAAGCTGGCAAGGACAAGACCGCTCGCGAGAACAAGGCAACTCAGGACATCATCGATGCGCTCCTGGGGTCGCTCAAGGGGTACGCGTCTGGTCGCGATCAGTCGGTCAAGAACGCGAACGAGGCGTTCGAGCAGACTCTGGCCGGAATCCTCGCCAACTACAACGCGGCTGTCGGCGACTACAACGAGACCCTCACGCAGAACGAGATGGACCAGGCGGGCAAGAGCGCGTCGAACGTCACGAACCGTGCTCGTGAGCGGACCTCTCTCCTGCAGCAGGCCGCGAGCATGGGTGCTGGTGGCACGGATCAGCTTCGTGCCATGATCATGGCATTCATGAACGCGGACCAGAACCAGATGGAAGTGGACCGGGCGTTCTACGACACCCAGCGTTCCGTCAACTCACAGATTGCGGGTGCCAACAGTCAGGCCGCAAGCCAGCGCATGTCGGCTGACGCGCAGCTCGGCGAGGCACTCGGCACGGCGTGGGGTGAGTACTGGAAGAACTACACCGACACGATGACGAACGTTCAGCGTACCGGTGCGCAGAACTCCAACATCGACTCCGACTACTCGACCGGCTTCAAGGCCGACTACGGCGGGTACGATCCCGTCAAGGAGGCCGCGAAGTACGCGGGCAAGGTCTACGACCACGAAGAGAAGTCCCAGGACTGGGGCAACACCTTCGAGGGCAAGCAGCACGGTCGTGATGTCAAGACGGCATCGTCCAACCGCGCCGGAGCCGTCACGATCAACGCGCCCAAGCAGGCTGAGGGCGCAACGCTGAGGGGGCGTTGGTAATGACACTCAGTGAGGGCAACGAGTCCACCTTCAGCTTCTCAGAGGCTCTAAGGGTTCTGAAGAGTGGTCGCAAGATCACACGCGAGGGCTGGAACGGCAAGAACCAGTGGCTCGAACTGCAGGTACCCGACGAGCACAGCAAGATGACGCTTCCGTACATCTTCATCACGACCGTTCAGGGTGACCGCGTGCCGTGGCTGGCATCGCAGACCGACCTGCTCTCACACGACTGGATCGAATATGCCTAACGAAGACGTCGCCCTCACTCTGGACGAGGCCGTCGCGGAAGTCATGGGACTTCTGACCGGCCTCGATCTGGAGCTCGTCCCTGAACTCGACCGCTACCAGGCGATCACGCGTCAGCTTAATCGAGCACTCCGAGCCGTCGCTCTGGAAAGCGAGTGGTCCTACTACTCGTCGACCGAGAACCTGGGTCCGGTCCACGCTGGCGACCGCTCAGTCGTCATGCGGGCATCCGTCCGCCCTCGGATCATCGGCAACGACTCCTGCCGACTCGTGAACCCTGCAACCAAGCAGGTTATCGAGTGGGTGGCGTTCGTTCCTCGTGACTCGCTCTACACCTACGCCTGGCAGCGTGGACTGTGGGCTTCTCACACCGGCACGCGCATCGACCTCTCCCGCCCGATCTTCCAGAACGAGGACGGTTGGGAGTTCCACATTCCCGTCATGCGGGAGCCGTCGATGTTCCGTCTGCCGCCCAAGCCCGAAGACCCGAACGCGGAGCCGGAAGAAGTCCCCGAGGACGTGCGAGAGCAGCTCGTCGACTTCGACTTCCCGGACCTGGTGGTTCGCAAAGCAGCATACTTCTACGCTCAGACAAACCCGACGTGGCAGCCTCGCGTACAGACGCTCGAAGCGAACTACAAGGAGCTCCTGTACCCGTTGGTCGAGCGTGACACCCGTCACACCGATGCCCCGCCCCAGAACACATGGCAGCTCGGCATCGAGGGCGACGCCACTGGAACGAGCCTCATGCCGACGCGTCCGTCTGCTGATTGGGAGCGTCTGTTCTAATGGCTGAGAAGAAGATCCAGGCACCGATCGACCGCCCGCTGGCTCGCTCTTACCTGCGTGAGTTCAGTGGGTGGTCGACGGCATACCCACCCGGACTCAGCGACCCGACCTCGCTGAGGACGATGGAGAACGTGTACAACACCCGAGAGGGTGCTACACGTATCCGGCCTGGTATTCGCTCAGTCTTCACTGAGGACCTGTGGCTCGGAACCGGTGGTGAGACCATCGTCGGTTCCTTTGAACACTTCGTCGACACGGACAGCCTGCGGACGGCCCTGCTGTTCGCCGTGCGATCCTCGCTGGGTGTCGTGAAGTTCAAGGTCTTCGTCTACAACCCTGACACCAACCGTTTCGATCCCAAGGTCTGGGGTGGCGGCGGCGATGTCTTCGCTTCGGTGTCGTTCTCGTCTACCACGACGTTCGTCAAGTACGTTCAGATCGACAACAAGATCCTGGCACTGTCAAATGACCCTGCCGAGGGTGCAATCCTATTCAACGTCGGCGCGACCAAAAGCGCGAAGAAGGTTCCGCCTGACGGTATCGTGATCAACTCGCCGTCGTCACACACGCCGACCATCGTACACCCCGAGGCCGCGTGGATCAACGACACGACCAAGGACAAGGTCGGACCTCCCGCTATCGGCTCTGAGACTCCGACCACAGGCACGCTGATTCACAGCACTGCTGCCAACAACATCTACTCGTTCGGGTTCTTCGTCACCTACGAGACTGAGTTTGGCGAGACCAAGGCAAGCGAGATCGCGGTCATCAAGACTCAGCGAGGCTGGAGCCAGTGGAAGTTCAAGGCTCCTGACTCGTCTGGTAACGACAGCGGTAACGGCGTGACGAACCCCGAAATGGCGATGGATCAACTCGTCGCAATCATGCCGACAGGTCGCTACGCTGACATCAAGAGCCTCGGTGCGATCCGGTGGAACCTGTACATGTTCACCTGGTCGGACACCACGCCGGTGCCGAGCGTGGCAACGCTCGTTGGCTCTCGCGACATCACCCCTGCAGGTACCGACGCGACGGAGTCGTGGATCATCTGTACTGCTTCGCCGCCGTCGGACTCTTACGTCGTGCCGATCCCGAACGCTTCGAACCGCGTCAATTACTCTGGCGCACCGCGAGCTCGACAGGGTATTGCGGCGGGCGACCGGCTCATCCTGGTCAATGATGGTAACAACCAGGCTCTTATCCAATGGAGCAGCAATGTTCCCGGAGACTTCACGAACTTCAGCCCGAGTAAGGGTGGCGGGCAGAAGATCCTGTCCAGTGGTAACCTGCTGGTTCCGCTGAACGTGCAACTGTGGCAGAACCCACAGGCAACGGACACCCTCACCATCACCTGTAAGGGGCTCAACGGATATCATGCTGCCTACTACATGGCTCCGGCATCAGTCAGCGGACAGAGCGACTCGGTTCTCATCATGGGTTTCGAGGAAACGACAGCGACACCAGGTACGGTCTCACCGTATGGGGTCGAAGTCCTCAACAACAAGCTCTACCACCCGCTAGAAGCCGAGCTCATGGCGAGCACTGCCGCGAACTACTCGATCAGTCACAAGACCATGACGACCGATATCGCGAACAAGTGGCAGCGACTCGCCAACGTCGAGAACATCATCTCGTCGCAGCACGACAACCGCCTCTACTACATCGTGCACAACCCCGAGGGTGAGGCCCTCGAAGAGGACTGCATGGGTAATGAGATCTGGGTGCTGGACGTGGGCTCTGACAATCCCACGTGGTCGCGCTGGCTGGTGCAGGGTATCGCCCTTCGCAAGCTGCAGATCGGCAACAAGCTGTACATGGCCGTGGTCAAGCCTGACGCGATCTTCATCTTCGATGAGCGTGCGTTCCTCGATGAGTACGCTGTCGGTGCCGACACCCAGAAGCGGGCGATTCCCTGGAGGATCGAGACCAATACGCTCGGTGCCAACAAGGCACATGACGCGTGGGCGTTGCTGTACCAGGCTCAGCTCCACGCTGGCGACTTCGTCGGTGAGTTCAAGTGGGGTGTGCAGGGTATCGACATCCACGGTCGCCTTGTGCGCAAGGAGAAGATCACGCACGAGAACCAGGTGAACGTAGGGTTCGACCCGGCTCTCGGCGTGGTGCCCGACATCATCGATCTGGGTGATACGAACGACTACATGGAGATCAAGCGCGACATGATGGAGTGGACGTTCTTTGCGTCCTCCAACGAGGTCGAGGGTGAAGTCCAGCCGTTCTACGGCCAGATCGACTTCGTGCAGTTCATGCTCATGCAGCAGTCGATGAACGTGAACACGGAGCTCGGATCGATCGAGACTTTCGAGTATCGTCGCAACGCGCTCAACGGCATCAATGCCGTCACCGCCAATGGTGTCCCGATGCCGATCGACGTCAGGCGACCGTAACACCCAGTCCGGCGCGGTTTCCGGGTAGAATGGCGGTGTATGGGGCGAAATGGCCCCCAACCGCCCTATATACGGAGGACCATCATGGCAATGCCACGGAAGGCCGTGCTCTGGCAGCAGCTCAAGACTGCAGCCGAAGCAGGTGTCCCTGTCCCTTTCAACAAGCCGTTCGTGTCGTACACCGAGAAGGAGCTCGAAGCCCTCGTGGACGAGTACCTGGGCGACACCTACGCGGAACCCGCCGCGTCTGGCCCGGAGTCAGCCGCTCTGGACGCAGAACCGGCCCCGGAACCCCAGGGCATCCCGGTGCCGGAAGCGCCCCAGACGCGGGCACCTGGCGCGCCCCACGACCCCCGGTGCGAGTCGAGCACGGTGTGCGGCATGATGAAGTACCATCACGCCGAGTGGAACCAGTACGCTCCTGAGACCCTCGCACGTCTTCTGGGCGTGCCGTTCTCGGACAAGGCCGCTGACCGTGCTGGCCTCACGTTCAACACGCACGGCCCCGACGACCCGCTCCGTGTCGACTCGCTCGGTCGAGTCTGGTACATCGACGAGGTCCCCAAGCCCGCGATCCCGAAGCAGCGCATGATCCGCAAGGTCCGGTACGTCAACACCGGCGTCAAGGACGTCACGCGCAAGCTCCCCAACGGTCTGATCGACGAGGTCTTCGAGGTTCCCGGCGAGCGCCGTGACGAGGAAGAGATCAAGATCGCTCTGCCCTCGTCCCAGGTCGGCGTGTACCGTGACCCGCGTCTGCCGTTCAAGGTGCACATCTACAACGGGCGTCGTGGCTTCGAGCGCCTCAACGTTGTTGCCTTCTACGGCGGCATCGACCTGGTGCCGACCGGCATCGGGACCGTGTATGTCGGCAGCGACCTCTGCTACGACATCAACCAGACGCGCGACACGATGGAGCGCGAACTCCGTGACAAGCAGCTTGGAAGGAGCTTCTAATGTCAGAACCCACCGTCGAGGACCTCCCCATCATCGAGGAAGAGATCGTCACTGAGGATGAGCCTCAGGTCGAAATCGACCCCGAGCTCACGGACTCGCCCGAACTCCGTGAAGCGATCCACAAGGCTCAGCTCGGCATCTACGAGCACACCATGTTCGAGATGTGGGAGGAGGTCCTCAACCGGGCCATCTACCAGGCGAACGAGCCGATGTCGATCCCGGTGGCGCACGGCCTCATCAAGCAGTACCCGTGGCTCCGGCACAAGGACATCCCGATGTACCTGCAGGAGCGGGTCAAGTGCATCGAGGAAGCCGGTCGCGTCCTGCAGTCCTGCTACCCGAAGGACCGCGACGAACTCTTCAAGGAGAGCGGCGAGCAGGACTGGAAGGAGCACTCGGAGGCGTACCGCGAGGTCATCATCCGCTGGACTCGCCTCACCAACCGCTGGTCGGACCGCTGGGAGCAGATCCCTCTGCACCGTGGTGACAAGGGCATCATGCACGCCGTGATCGCCGATGCCACGTCCCTGCTGGTCCACCCGAAGTCGGGCCTGCTGGAGAACATCCAGCACCTGTTCGGCTTCGAGGTCACGGAGAAGCAGGCCGCCGCCGATCGGAAGCGCATCGACGCTGAACACGATTGGAGCGATGATGTCTGATGTCCAAGGACAGCCGGGAACCGAGGCTCCGGCGGAGCCGTACTCGTCTCAGGTGGACCCACTCTTTGCGCAGGCTTGGAACGCAGTTTTCAATCCGGAGGAAGAGCCGCCTGCTGGAGAAGGCGGAGCAGAGACTCCTCCTGCTGGAGGCGGAGAGACGCCACCAGCTTCTGCGGATCAAGGAGCTGCAGGAGGACAGGGCGCAACGGGAGCACCGGCTGGAGGAACTCAGCCCGAGCCTCTCCCCGACGCTGCAGCTATCGCAGGTGACGTTCAAGGAGTACAACCTGCCGACGGCACCGTGGATGGCGGAACTGGAGCCGATGGAGCCGCTGGAGATGCTCAAGCTGCTGCAGGCACCGTCCGACCCACCACAGCAGAGCTGAGCCCTGTCCTCGCCGAAGCCGCCAAGACGGTCTCGACGAGGATGGACGAGGCGATCCGCCTGCAGGCTCGTGAAGAGTTCCGAGGCAGCATCGACAAGGAGTTCCTCGACGCTCTCGAAATGAGCCCGCTCGAACTCGCAGGTACCGAGGTCCCGTCGATCCGGCGTGGCGCTCAGCCCGGCGAGAAGATGCGGCTTCTCGACACGCAGATGGCTCGTGACTGGCAGGAGTCGGTCAACAAGATCATCGAACGTGGCGAGAACGACCTGGTCAAGACGCGCACCACGGAACTCAAGCCGATGCTGTCGACGATCCAGGAGTCGTTCCTGCTGTTGCAGAACAACCCGGATCTCATCATTGGCGCGGCGGAGTTCGATCGTGAGCTCGCTGAGCGTTTCGAGCGTGCCGCCAAGACCTACGAGGTCAAGAGCCAGGGCAAGGTCATCGGGTACGGTGTCAACGTCCAGCCGCTCATCAACGAGATTCGCGCGGGTCTGTCCAAGGAGCGCGGCGTGTCGAGCGAGAAGGCTCAGCAGCAGAGGGTCGAAGCGGCTCGTGCTCAGGCCGCTGGCCAGGCACGCACGCCTCAGGGCCAGTTCACGAACCCTGCCGCTCCCGCACCGCAGGTCGGTGTGCAGGGCAAGCAGGGTGCTGTCACCGCTGGCAAGGACGACGAGGACTACTCGACGTTCTGGGCTGGCGTCGGCATGCCCAACGGTGGGTTGAACAACCTCCGTATCTAGGCTGGATGGGAGTCGGGTTCCCACACCGAGCTAATACCCCCAGGTTGCTCAACCCCGGCTCCCATCCTTACGTCTTCCTCAGAACGCGTCTGGGGATGAACAAAGGAGAGAACAGTGGCAGAGACCGCCGCACAGAAGAAGGCCAAGGAGGCGGACGCCGCCGCCAAGAAGGCCGAGGACAAGGACGCCGACAAGGCCGGTGACGCCGAGGGTGCGCCCTCGACTGTCCAGGACAAGCTCAACGCCGTCGTCGCGCAGATCATCGAGGAGTACGACGAGGACGAGGACCGCGCCGACGTGCTCAACGCGATCACGGCGGTCCAGCTGCGCCTCCAGGAGCTCGACTCCTAACATGCCGACCCTGTCGTTCCCACAGTACTACCGGCCTCGTCCATACCAGGCTGAGCTCCACGCATGCTACCGGAAGAACCGGATTGGCATCGGGGTGTTCAGTCGGCAGACAGGCAAGGACGTGACGATGTCGATGGAGACCATCGATGCTCGCCTCAAGTACCCGAAGACGACAGGGGTCTACGTCGGCGTGGACTCGCCCTCCATCCGTAACATCCTTTGGGACAAGACGTATTGGGATCCCGATCGCAATCGTCAGCTGCACCTGATGCAGGACAACGTCCCCGACGCACTCATGCTCGCCAATGGGTGGAAGGATACGCGGATGGAGGGCGTGTTCCACAACAAGAGCAAACTGAAACTGGAAGGTTACTTCCAGAGTGGCAAGGACCAGAACGGTGTTGGTACGTCGTTCGACGACTACTCGTTCACGGAGCTCTCGCTGTTCACCCGCGAGAACCCGATCCCTCGACTCCTGCCCATCATCGACTCTGGTCAGGGTCACAAGCGTCTGATGATCGCCGCCACCCCTCGTGGTAAGCGCAACAATCCGCTGTGGACTCTGATGAACATTGCCAAGGAGCGACCGGACGCCGATGTCCTGATCCGTGGCATCAATGACATCAACGAGATCATGAAGCGCAACGGTCTGGACCCTGTCCTGACCCAGAAAGAGTTGGAGCAGATCGAGCAGAACTACCTGATTCTGTTCGGCAACCCTCGCATGTTCGAGCAGGAGTACCACTGCTCGTTCGAAGAGATGGACTCTGCCGCTGTCTACGGTGAGTCGTACTCTACCATGATCAGCGAGAAGCGCGACCAGCCGTTCAACTGGTCGTCCGCCCACCCGATCCACGTTGCGTTCGACATCGGGTCTGCCGGTGTCCACTCGGATGCGACAGCCTGGATCGCGTTCCAGTACATCAACGAGAAGCTCTTCATCATCGACTGTGGCGAGGGTTGGGGTAAGGCTCTGCCTGAGTACGTGGATGATCTTGCCATGAAGCCGTGGTTCCCTCTGCTCCAGGCGTCCGGCAAGATCATTCTGCCCTGGGACGGTGAGCAGCACAACTCGGCAATCCGCACCACGCCTGCCGACATGATGCGAGAGCGGTTCCCCAACACGAGCGTGCTGGCCAAGGGTACCAACATCTGGACGGTGCGAGGACTGCCGAACACCGCGTCCTCTGACATCATCACGATGGTTCAGAAGGTCCGCCTGCAGCTTCGCAACACCTACGTCAACGGCCTCACCGAAGAAGAAAAGAAGAAGGGCGACGTCAAGCGTCCTCACGCTGACCAGCTTCTGAACTGCTTTGAGAACTACAAGTACGCCTACGACACCAAGAAGGAGATGTGGTCCCCATTCCCTGTGCATGACAAGTACTCGCACTTGATGGACTGCCTCCGCTACGTTGTACAGGCGATCAGTGAGTCTGTTATCTTCGGCACCATCGGTCAGGCAACCGGTGCTGCTGTGTCCCGCGACTATGTAGAGGACTACTCTGGCGTCTGGAACTAGGAAGGAGTTCTAATGCCTGTACTGAAGAAGCACAAGACGGTGCGCCAAGCCCTCAGGGCTGTGGAGGATAGCCCGGAGTGGCCGTCTGACAACATCACCGACCGGATGAACATGCCGGTCCACGAGATGGTCGCGCGCAATCTCTTCGACATGGCGAACATGCGACCCACCAGCCGTGCCGAGATGGTCATGAGCACGCGAGCTCAGAAGATTATCCTCGACCGACTCAACGGTACGCGTCGCATGGGCACTCACCCGGCTGTCCGCAACAGCAAGAAGGTTGAGCACCACGACCTGACGACGTACCAGGGTCCGGCTCTGCCCACGATCGAGGATGAGGGGGCTGAGCCCGATGCCGAGTAAGGACATCGTTCGTCGGATGCTGACGAACATTCCCGAGGAACACACCGCGTCTGACGACACTCGGCTTGAGTGGCTGTGGATGCAGCGCATCATCGTCGTGCAGAACATCTACAGCAAGACGACCAGTGCTCGTGACAAGATGGCCGCGAGCCTCGTGCTCAATGCTGCGTGGATGGCGAATCTTCCGTCGATCGAGATTCTGCTTCGGCGGCTTGAAGGCGGATCAGTACAAGATACGGCAATTCAGGAAGACGAGACACTACCGATTTGACAGCAGGAGGGATCGGGCGCATGTTCAGCCTGATCTCCTTGATGTAGTAGCGTCCGAGGCACGACCCACACTCACACGCTAGAGGATGAAAGAACGCCTCTACTAGAGAGTAGGTCTCCGGGAGGGCTCCCCTCTCTTCCAAGGGAAGAGCCTTGATCGGATTCTTCTCGTTGTAGAGCCTTCTCTGTCTATCTCTCTCCACCACTACGTGGCGCTTAAGCCACCGCTCATACTGCTCTGGAGTGAGCTTCTCCTTGGGACCGGTCACGGGCGCAGAGTCCCGTTCTCCCACTCCGGCCACAGAGTCAGGTTCGCCGGACGCTTGAGCTTCACCCTGAAACCAGGTCGTACCGTGTACGCCTTGCCGACCGCTCGCCCCGCGATGGTCGTTTTGTAGCTCTTGCCGAAGTACTCGCGCAAGATCCAGTTGATGTGTCGAAGATGGGAGTTGGCTGAGCCGCTCGCCGCGCCACCGCGCCACGCGTTCGGATCAACGCCTTCGCGCTGAGCGAGCTCTTTGATGCTGATGCCCGTCGTCCACTCGAAGATCATGGTAGCGGTCACCCTATGGCCGCCCTCCCCCGGCAGTGCGTCCAGGAACTTGCGGCATTCCCGCTCCCACTGGACACGAACAGGGTCCTCGTTGATGACGAACTTCTCCTGCGTGAGCGGGATACGCCCACGAGACTCGTCAGGCAGCGCGAGCTCCTGCATGTAGTTGGACTCCTTGGGGTCCAATGCAGTGCTCGTGAACTGCGTCCGAAGATTCGGGTTGTAGTTCCTCTGCAACTCTCTTTCGATGTCGCTGAGCTCGCGTTCCGGCATCGTGTTTCCTTCCGACACATGGGGCCTGGTACCCATTATATACTAATAAAAGAAAAAAGTGGGGGTGCAGGCCGAAGCCCACACCCCCAGATCCTCACCCGTAGGCGTGGATGTTCTTGACCAACTCGTCAAGTTCACCTTCGTCGAGGCCGAGCTCGGCACCTCGACGCCGGACGTCGAACTCCCAGCCCTTCGCCCCTGCTGCACACAGCCTTGAACCCAGCTTGTAGAGCGTGTTGTTTCGCTCTCCCACAGGGATCTTCGCCGTGTTGAGTTCCGTCAGGAGCGTATCGTGCAGGATCATCAGGTCCTCGTCATCCAAGGCCTCGACACCCTGCTTAGTCACGCGGGTCTGGAACCTCACGTCACGCGCACGACCGATGAGGTCGACGAGGGTCGGAGGCAGCTGTGCTACGTCCAGCCCGTTCCATCGCTGGTTCGGGTAGTGGAAGACTAGTCCAGTCCCCTTGATGTCCACTCCGGGTACGAGTCCGATGATGTCTGGGAATTCATTGAATCCCAGGGACTCATGCCACGGCGTATAGGGGATGCTGTAGAACAGATGATAACCGTTCCCCGACTTGGAGCGCTCACCAAAGGTAGCAGGGAGCGCCAGGGTTCGTGCTGTTGGAACTCCACCATTCTTCCCATCGATGTCGACGCAGATCATGGGCAGGGTGCGCATGATGTAGGCGAACGGCTGGCTGTACCGCTCGTAGTGACGAGCCGTTCGAGAGGGGTCGAAGTGCCCCGCCTCCCACGACTCCATGAACTCGGTTGCACCCCAGCCAGGCTGGGTCTTGCCGCTACCGAAGACACGCACCGTTCCCAGCTTGGGGTAGCTGAGCTGAGGCGGCGAGGGCGTGTTGAGGTAGTAGAGGTTCGAGTCTTCGAACCATTGCTGGTGTCTAAGCATTACGACTCCTTCCTAGTCGTCAAGCTCTGAGAGCACTGCAAGCTCTTCGGCATCCACCCCTTCCAGGGTTCCGCCTTGCTGCAGAAGATTGATCGCGTTCTGGGTGTCCGGCAGGACGCTCAGGATGACGCGCTGGGTTGTCGGCTTACCTCCGACTCGAACGGTCTTACGTCCGATCTTGAAGCTGTTGTTCAACTGTCGCAGGAGGTAGTCATCCTCCATCGACCTGTACCCGTTCGTTTCCAGCCACGCACGGTACGAGTTGAGGAACGTGTTCACGATCATCTTGCCCGAGCCCACGTCTTCCAGGACCTTAGCGTCACGCGTAGCGCACCACTCCAGGTAACGGAAGATCGGGCTGACGCTCCACACTGCCTGAAGCTGGAGGTCCAGCGAGATAGCAGTGAGTTGGAGCTTGTCCTTGACATCGTCCTCGTTGACCCAGTGAGCCAGCATCAGGTGGAGCAGAGCCGCCACCATCTCATCTGACTTCATCTTCTTGCCGAACGCCCGATCATCGGGGTAGACGTTCGGGAAGCTGAACCGAGCCAGTCGCTTCTGAAGCGCCGGGCTCTTGTCACTGACCAGCGGCTCCTCATTGAGAGCCTCAACGAACAATGCAAAGGTCTGGATGGTACGAGGCATGGTCTCGTACAACACCCTGAGGCTGATCGGCTCACCCGCCACCAACGTCTTCTCGGTAGAGGAGTCCTTGAGGAACTCCTTCGGGCCATCATAGATGATGTTCATCAGCTTGCCATTGAGGTCTGCCAGCGTAGTACTCTTCGCTGACATGTCCTGTCGGGAGATCTTGCTGATGTTGTGTTCGCCGATGAGCTTGTGAATCATGGCGACCAGCGTGCCCTTACCGTTGTACCCCTCGCCGATGAGCAGGAGGTACTTACGTGCGCTCCACCTAGGCTGGAGCATGGTTGCAAGGTGATACAGCAGGGAGTGAGCCTGCTCTTCACTGTTGAGCCACCCGGCGATGATGCCGAAGAGCTCGTCAGCCAGAGGCGTACCCGGATCGTAAGGCAGGTCCAGATAGTTGGTGACGAAGTCACCGGTTGCCGGGACCAGCGTGCCGTCTTCCGTGAGCAGCATCACGCGATCCTCCTTGATCCGCACAAGGATTCCATCCGCCTTGCTGGGGTGCATGGCGAACTGACTGACCATGAGTCGGTAACTCGACTCCTCAGCCGGAGTAGCGAACAGAATGTCGCTGATGATGTTGGCGATGCCGCGCATCTGCCGATCATCCAGTGGAATCCATACGGTCTCGTCGGGTTGCGTGGGCTGTGGCTCTCTGGTAAGGAAGTGCACGGGCATATAGAGCACGTGCTTGTACTCGACGATCTGATATACCGTAGCGAAGGCCTCAGCAAGCTGGGCCAACTCCACTTTTGACCGGAGTTGTGGCATAATGGAGTATCCTCTCGGTGGGGTCAGGGGCGGTCGCGGCCACGGCGACCGCCCCTCTGTTCGTCTACTCGCCGAGCAGTGCGCCCAAGTCCTTCAGGACTTCGGCCTTCTGCTTGATCAGCGTGGTCTCATAGGCATCCGCGTCCGGAACCTGCTCGATCAGCTGCTTTACTGCGTTGTCGGTAGCCATGATAATTATACCTCTCTTGGGTATCTCGGTGGTGGTTGTGTGTCTTCTACGGTTTCGTACTATGGCTACTCAAACCGAGCATTGACAACAAGTCGCTCGATTCCATCGTCTACACCGCGCGGCAGGATCCGCCCGATGATCTGACGTGTCTTGCTCGGATCCCCGACGAGTGGGTCGAACAAGACCAGGGACTGGCTCTTTGTTTCCAGTCCATCGATGCCCTCGGCGATTGCTGTCGTACAGACCAGCACGCCTCCGGCATCATCGCTGCAAGCGAGGAATGCTTGCTTGACGCTCTCGGTGTCATCGGTGTTGCCATCGATGAGGAACGGATTCCACCCCGTATCCTGAAGCGCCTTGTACGTTGCGATGGCCACAGTCGCGTGTGCACAGAACACGAGCCAGTGGAAGCGCCCAGGGTACCGACCCATCATGTAGGTCAGCATGTCCAGGTGCTCGTCACGCAGGAGACCGTCTTCGTCCAGGTACCTGATGTTCGAGTCCTTGTGACCCTCCTCCATCCACGATGCGCTGATACGCATGTGGCGCTTGGAGAACCCGTACTGCTTGAAGATGTCGTCCTGGAAGTCCTTGAAGTGCCAGTCTTCCTCTGTCCACACCGCAGTGTCTTCGACGTAGCAGACCCACGGTAGTGAGCAGAGGAATTCCAAGGCCCCAGGAAATTTCTTGAAGCCGAGCACATCAGGATAGAACGACCAGCGGCTTGCCTTGAGCTCGCAGTGCTGGATCAACCAGTCCATGTAGTTCCGAACCGGCTTGAAGTCACCGACCGCCGTCAGGCAGAAGACGCGCTCCGCGTCGTTGTAGTTCGGAGTCGCCGATGCCATGATGAGGTCGCCCTCGTACTTGGACATCATGCGATTCACCTTCTTGAACCCGGCTCCATCACGACCACCGAGGCGGTGGTACTCATCGATGATCCACGGAATCCCTCTCGGGACCTTGGCCGTGTCACGCCAGAACTTCTCGAAGGTCATGAACACGATCTCGATACCGAGCACTCGTGCGTCGCCCTGCCACTGCTCCATCGTCTTCTTCGGAGCCAGGACGAACACACGCGTGTGACCTCGTGTTGCCAGCAGTGAGAGCGCGGTCTTGCTCTTGCCCTCCCCCGTCGGGAAGAACAAGAGCATCCGCTTCAATCCCTGCCACTGAGCGTATGCAGCGTTCTGGCTTCGCTTCCACTCCTTGAAGCGCTTGGCAGGAGGCTTGTGCTTGTCAGCCTCCCGCCACTTCTCCTCGCACTGTTCCCACGTCAGCATGAGTCTTACACCTCCCTCCACAGTCGTTGCAGGTGGCGTGCGCCTCTGGTGAGCAGATGACGCACGACGGATCCTTGCCTGCTGATCTCACTGGCCGTGCCTGCATCCGCACTCGTTGTCGGACGCCATGTTCAGGCACACGGTACCATCGTGTTCCGCGTGACGGCACGCAGGACAGGTGTCCGGTACGTTGGCGTAGGGGTTGCCGGAGCCCTCGGGCTGCTTGGACACGACCCACGCCTTCGTCTCAGGCGACAGAGACTCTCGCCACTTGTCGATGAGCTCCCCCTCCGACACGCTCTCGTCGACACCGAGATGCGCTCGCATCCGAGCCATGAACGCGGGACGCGTCTCCTGGTTGCCGATGTTCGCACGACGCTGCTTCTCCGCCATGTACTCCTTGGCGGTCGCGGCCTCGATCATGTCGCCGCCGATGACGAGCTTCGCGATGTCGAGGTAGCCCTCAATATCGTCGTAGCTGTCTTTGTAGTCCGGCATCTTGCCGAGCCGGTGGCACTTGACCAGGATGAAGATGATCGGCACGTCGACCGGACGGACCTCACGACCCGACAGGTAGGCGTTGATCATCGCGGCCTGCTCGACCTGGTTCTGGACCTTGTCTCCGTAGGCCGAGCGGGCGTCGAGGATCGCGCTCTGCTTGATCTCTGCCTCGCCGACAGTTGGAACCGGCGGATGAACGAGCCAGTCCGGGGTCTCGCGCGGAGCTCCGTCGCAGTGATAGTGCAACATGCGTGGCTTGTCGTTCTCGTCCACGCTCCCGTCGTTCGCGGAGATCTCCCAGTCGTGAGCCGGGTGCCGATCCTCCTTGAAGCAGTTGCGGGGTTCGTTGTCAGTCATGATGCCTCCTGCATCTTGTCGAGTTGTTCTTGAAGGTTCTCTCGCTCGGTCGGTCCCATCCCGCCTGCAACGCCGTAGCGTCGGGACGTTCCCTTCTCATGAGCGAGCGTGTAGGCCAGGCACTTGAGCCTGACCGAACACTTGGTCTTACAGATCTTCTTTGCTTCGTTGAAGCGTTTGACGGTATCGCCCTTCCCCTCAGGGAAGAAGACGCTCGGATCGTAGTTGTTGCACGGTCCGAGTACCATCCACTCTTCGCGCTCTGCAGGCTCGAACGAAGCGGCTGCATCTACGTAGATACGTACTGCCACGGGTCCTCCGTGTAGAGCATGTCGTACATGAACATCGAGAGATACCGGTTGAGTACCGGGTCCTCGATCCCGAGGCGAAGTGCGACGCGCGCTGCCGACTTGCGGTCAGCGTGGTTGTCGCTCGAAGGGAAGCGAGTCACGCGGAACAGCCGCATGGTCGCTTCCTTAACGATCTTCTTGATGCCTGTGTTGTCGACGTTCTTTGCGCCTGTGGCTCGGACGATGTCCTGAATCAGGTTGCGCATCTTCTCGTCTTGACGCTGATCACGACCGCGTGCGCGGAAGTTCTCTACGCCTACGTGTACCTGCTGAGCGAGCTCCTTCTCCTGGGCGATGAATCTCTTCAGCGCATCCAGGAACCAGGGCTGAGTGTATGACACTCGCTCGCTCCGGTACGTGACGTTGGTCCAGACCTCGGACCGGACCGACCACGACATCGTCGAGAAGTCGAGGCGGATAGCCACGATTCCTGAGTCGATGATGCCGGGGTCGATCCCGATCAGAGTGATCTTCATCGCAGGTGGTCTGTCGCCCACTGCTTGACGAGCGTCTGGACCTGGCCGAAGAAGTAGTTGCCAGCGAAGCGCAGCTCGCCGTACTCCACGACCGGTGCGCCACGGAACCCGAGATCCATGAGGCGCTTGAGGTCGTCTGCGTGCTCCGGTGCGGTGATGTCCTTGGCCTTGAACGGAATGTGCTCCCGCTCCAAGTGAGCCTTGGTCTTGTCGCACTCCGTGCACGCAGGCTTGGTCCAGACGATCACAGGCTTCTCAGCCGTCATCGTGTCACTCATCTTCCATGTCTCCTAGCTCTGCTCTCATGAGCTCTCGTTCCGACCGGATGAGGTCGGGGTTACTGTAAGGGTTGTACCGCCTGCGCTTGGAGGCTGTGATCCGCTCCATGCGGTCAAGCTCCTCCCACTCGACGGTCACTTGATGTACCTATGTGCGGACTTGACTTCCACCACCAAGGGGAAGTTCGCGATCTCGCTGACCGACATGGCCATCTCCATCGCTTCCCACACACGTTCCTTGCTCCAGCCGCCCTCCATCGGCCACCAGTCCACAGCGATCTCATCGTGGAACTGACCGACAGGCACGGCGTTCGGGCACTCTTCGAGAGCCACGAACAACAGGTGCATGGAGTGGAAGAACATCTCACGACAGAAGGACTGCGTGTAGATGCCCGCGAGCTTACCTCCGTAGATGCTGTACAGCACCCGAAGCGGCTTGCCAGTGACAGGGTGCTTCTTCGTCTTGTGAGCGTAGTCCTTGATCCAGAGGTCTCCCTGGCTCAGACGCTCGGCAGGCTTGTAATAGCACAGGCGAGGCGGGCGGTTGCTGTCCTTCGCAGCCTTGAAGTACAGGCCGTGAACGAACCTCGTGACGAACGGCGAGCCGTCCTCCTTGAGGATCTGCAGGCAGAGGCTGACCGCACCGGGGTGGTGCTCAGTCACGGACGGCAGGACGAAGGGCGTAGCCCGTGCCTTGAGTCCGTGACCGATCTCGATCGTGAGCTGCTCGTTCGACATCACCGAGTCGCGGAGCAGGTTGTCCAGCACATGCCAGAACTCCACGATCGCAGGGTTAGCCTGACGCCACAGCGTGACGTCCTCCAGCGCCTGCTCGATGCTGATCTCGTAGCCGAGCTTGAACATGAAGTCCTGCAGCACCTGTGCACTTGACTGGTAGCCACAGCTCAGCTCCGAGTACTTGCCTCGCGGACGGTGCTTGACCTTGTCGACCTCGTCGTACTCGATCCCGAAGAACTTGGTGGCCAGCACCTTGTAGACATCGAGACCCTTACGGTAGGCCTCGATCTTCCAGTCCTCCTGAGCCAGCCAGCCCAGTCCACGACTCTCGACCGAGCCGAAGTCACCCACGAGGAGTTCACCCTCGGGATGACGCGACTCGAAGATCTGTCGCAGCTGATCTGCCATGTCGCCGTTCGACCAGTGACACTGGAAGTCGTACAGCGTCGACATGTCCCTGATGTTCTCATCGAGCTTCTTCAGGTTCTGAAGCTGAGCTCCACGCGCGCTAGTGCGGAACGTCTGTGCCGCGCCCACGTGAATGTACTGGTCTCGGAGGATGTTGTCCGCCGAGACCGTGTTGAGAATGACAGGGAGCTTGGTGAGCGTCGAGCCACCGATCTCCATCTTGGTTTCGAGCATGGCCTCGGCTTCCTTGAGCCGACCCACTGCGTACTCGATGTTCTTGAGGCGATCACCGTCAGGGTCCTCGTGGAGCTCTGCCTCCAGCCGGGCGATCCTGTCCTTAGTCCTCTTAAGGACGTTGGGCAGGTGATACTTGTCCAGGCTCTTGGTCTTGACCCCTCGCACTTCCAGGTACTTCTTCATCTGGGGATGCGAGTTGAAGTTGAGCTGATCACCCGTGTCGTTGATGAACGCCCGCTGAGCGATGACGCCGTTGGCCCACGACCTCTGCTTCATCTTCTGCACCAGCGGAATGTCGGTGTACCAGCCGTTCTGGTTCATCTGGTAGGTGTCGCGCTCGCGCTCTGCCTCCAGTTCGATGAGGCCAGGGTGGAAGTGGTCTAGGATCTCGTGTGCCTTGAGGCGGATCTCACGGCTACCAGCCGCGTCGACCTCGCAGTAGTACACGAACTCCATCCACTTCTCCATGTCCCCGTTCTTCTCGATGAGCTCCGGAGTCGGACCATCGGGGTAGAACTCATTGGGGACACAGAAGAGCTGGACCAGCTCCTGACCGACAGCCAGCTTCTCGCTGACGCTGAGCTGACGCGTAGCGACTTCGAGCTTGCGCTCGACGCCGAGCATGGATGCGTCCACTGCACTGTCCTGGAATCGCTTCCAGTCGAACTTAGGCAGGATACGCTTGGTGACTGCACGTTCGAACGAGGCGTTGTGCGCCATGATCGTTCGCTCGGAATGCTCACCATTCAGCAGGTCCCACTCGAACGAGTCGAGAACTTCTCTCGCATCGTCGAGTTGCTCCTGCATTATGCCGTCCTGCCAGTAGCAGTTGAACACGAAGTCGTAGGTGAACGTACCACCCACGTCGGCTGTGCTTGCGAGCAGCACTCGGAACTCCGGGTCCTTGACATAGCGGTCGAGGCCGTGCTCCTTGAGGTCTGTCCGAGACCAGGTCTCGTAGTCCAGACCGGCATACTTCTCTTTGAGATCAGATGTCATCGATCGTTGCCTCGAATTCCATGTAAGGCTGGAGCGTCTGCTCCATGTCACGGTAACGCTGCCATGCAGCGTCGTGGTCTTCCCACACCGGTTCGTCACCGTCACCGATGTGGAGTTCCTCGATGATGCCCATGAGCTTGACGATGAGCTCTGCCTCGTTGAGGTCAGCGAGCTCGGAGTCACGCCGGAGGTACGCACGGTAGTCCTCCAAGAACTCCTTGGAGATCATGTCGAAACCCGTGTCGTAGTCGTCAGGGTCGTTGCTGTAGAACAGCCCGCCCTCGTTGTCCGGCGTGATCCACGCGTGCTGACCCTTCCACGGCTCAGCCACCGTACACCCGCTGAAGCTCACGCACGATGTCGCTGTGCATCGGCTCACCGCTGTCGAGGATCTCGTCGAGGATCCAGAACGCAGCAGTGCGCTGGATACCGTTGATCGAGAGCCCGGTGAGCTCATCGTCGGTGTAGAGGTCTCGCACCGTGATCTTGACGACCTCGCCACGAGGGAAGTTGTCTCCATCACGCACGGACTCGTTCATGTCGGAGAACAACTGCTCGGTCTCCTCGAACGTTGCGATGCCGACGATGTCTCCGAGCGCCGACCCACAGAGGTCGTGCTCGAAGTCGTACCACGCGTCGTAGTCCCACGCCCCGCCGATGTAGCCAGCACGGGGCTGGTCCTCGCCCTCCAAGTAGAGGACGTAGAAGTTCGGGTCGTCGTACTCTCGGTTCCCGCGATCGTAGAGCGGGTTGGTCTTGTCACTCATTGTTCTCTCGTCCTTCCACGATAGCGATGAGGGTCTCAGCGTCGTCGTAGTCCTCGTCCAGTACGGACGCGTCCTGCCCGCCGCTCTTGATGAAGGCAACCTGGCTGGCTACCTTTTCGAGGACAGTCATGTCCTCGTACTCGACCTCCGAGAGGTCTCGGATATCAACGCTAGCCATCGATATCATCCTCCAACACTTGTTCGTCTGCTTCGAGCGCGTCCCGCTCACCGTACAAGACGGTCATCATGGCGGGACATGCCTTGTTCCCACGGTCACCACGACCGTGAGGATTGGCCGGACAGAACTGGCAGTGAGAACCAGGCGTGAGGGTGAGGTCGCCCTCGATGATTGCCTGCTCTGCTGCCAGAACCTTGTTGACCCACTTGTCGAAGACCTTCGGGACCAAGGTCCAGTCATCGATGTGGTTGCGCTGCAAGATGACGAGCACGACAGTGTCGTAGTCGTCTGCACCGAACGTCTTCGAGTAGTACATGAGCTGCTCGTTCTCCTGCGGAGAGACTTCGAGCTCACCCATCTTGAGGTCGATGACGTACATGATGCTGAGCTTCACCGAGCGAACGATGAGGTCGACCGTGGTCTTGGGCTTGCTCACGAGCCAGTCGGCCACGCGCTTAGCTTCGATCAGGACCTCGATGTCGTCCGCACCCTTGTCCTTCAGTTCGTCGAGGATGTCAGCGACGTAGTCGATAGCATCTGCAATGAACTGGATACGACGAGGCGGAGCGCCAGCGATGACGGTCGTGATCAGACCATCGACGACCTTGGGATTCCCATCGGTGTCGAGCACAGGCTTCTCGTGCAGGATGACGGGAGCCAGCACGCTGAGCTCGATCGGAGGCAGGGTCTTGTGCTGTATGAACCACCACGTAATGTACTTGGTCTCGTCCTTCAGAAGCGGACGGTACTTCGTCCAGTGCAGGCTGGACACGTCACGCAGCAGCTTGGCCTTGGCCCGGAGGTCATCCGTCTTCTCCATCGCGTGCTCGAACAGCGAGTGCAGGCGCGTGCCCTCACCCTTCATACCGTTCTCGTTACGCTCCGGGTGCTCGAAGCCAGGGATGGCTTCAGCAAGGTTCGCACTGCCGTGGCAGTTGCTGTACCTTGAAGCGACGGATGCACTGAACCGGAAGTCCACTTGCTCGTCAGTCATTGGTCCTCTCATTCTCCACTGTTGGGGGTCGCCCATCAGACGCATCGGCTCTTCGCCGACCATCATCAAGAGCCTGGTGTGTTGCTTGCAGGTTGTGTTGGGCATCCAAGCCCAAGCATCGCATGTCGGTAGCTCGCACCGAACGTGAGTGAGGTGTGCATAGCAGACATCACGGTCTCCATACACACCTCGCTCACAGTAGTCGTGAGCACACCTGACACGAGCTGTTGACCAACTCATGTGTTCTCCTTATGTAGTTGAACGTGGATCTGCCTGGATTCGAACCAGGGTTACCGCACTGTGAAGCGTCGACTCGGCGTGGTAGGCCACTACACTACAGACCCAGGTGGGGCTGGACCCTAGAGCCCAGCCCCCTGTGCGGATTACTCGTCCGCCCAGTCCTCGTCTCCCTCTTCCAGGAGCTCGGCCTCGTTGCCCGCCGAAGCAGGCAGACCGAGCTGCGGAAGCAGGTAGATGTTCGGTGCGCTGTACGCCGTCACGCCGACCGACGCGCTGTCGAAGGCGTTGAAGCGGAGCGACACACGGTGGTGCCAGCCCGCACCCCACCAGAGCGAGTCCACCTTGCGGCGGGTCTCCGGGATGACCTCGTCGTCGATGAGGTCCTGGATCGTGACGAAGGACTGCTTGCCGTCCGAGCCACGGACGATCGCCTTCTTCCCGATGTTCGCCTGGTACGGACCGGAGAACTTGATCTTCGCGACGGCCTCGAAACCCTCGGGAACGTTCTCCTTGTCCTTGGGACCGAGGTCTCGGAGCGGCATGTTGGGCCGCTTCTTCTTGTCGGTCGGGTCGATCCAGATCTTCTGCTTCGCCTGCTCCAGCAGGCCAGCGACGAGCTCGGGCTCGATGCCCTTCTCGCCGTCGGTCTCCTTGTAGAGCACGTCGACGAACGGCAGGTAGGTCTCCGTGAGGTACTCGAAGGCCTTGTCGTAGTTCGCCTGGTTCAGCAGGAGCGTGGCTCCGATCTTGTCCGGGAACTGCGGGGGCTTGTGGCCCTTGCGCTCACGCCACTCCTTGAGCGCGACGATGTCGGCCTCGGAGTAGATCGGGAAGGTCAGGATGCCCTGGACCTTGAGGTTCGAGGGGTACTCGATCTTCGGCTTGGTGGTTGCCATGATGGTTTCTCTTTCTCGGTTACTTGTCCCGCCAGAGCGAGACACATATGAGGACCAGGATTAGGACCCCACACCCAGCTACAATGTAGCTCAGGATTTGCGGACCCACGAAAAATTTCCGTGGTCAGAAGGGGGGAAGATCAAAGTTCGAGGACTTCTTCTCTTCCACCTTGGACGGTTCGGGAATGCTGACTCCCGAGTTCTTGAGCGCCCACGGTACACGGAGCGAGGTGTAGCCACGCTGGATCGAGGCGTACATGTAGCCTTCCTCCATCAGCCCGACATTGACGAACGCGGCCATGAGCAGGACGATGTTCTCCCACGACAGGTTCTCGTCGATGTACAGGTGGCTGTGACCCGGCGAGGACTCGACGACCTTGACACTGTGATCGATGTCGAACAGGACCTTGTGAGACCTGCTGAAGTCCTGCGTGTCGGAGCAGATCATGTTCGCGTGCTCGATGTCTGTGACCACACGCTCACCACGATCAGGCTCGATCGAAGTCGAGTCATGAGCGAGGTCACCCCAACGCAGCGTGGTTCCGCCGACAGGAAGTTCCTTGTCGATGGTACCGCTGATGACCTCGGCGATGTCGAAGTCCGCCACGTCGAACGGCACAGAAGACGTGGTCCCGTCGATGTCGACGTGCCAGATCTCCGACGAGCCCCAAGAGTGCTGGAGCCGGTACCGAACACCCGTGATGCTGACGTGCTTGTTGACGAGCCGTACCCGGACTCGATCCATGTTGTCAGGCATTGGCCGCCTCCAGTGCGAGCTCACGTGCTTGGCTGAGCACGTTGGTGGGCGAGAGCATGGCACGCTTGAAGCGTGTCATGGGCGTGTGTGCCTCACGCACCCACCCCTCGTAGGACGACGCGGCCTCGAAGAGTCCGAGCGCCGTACCCATGATGCCACGGTTGTAGTCGTGGAACAGCTCACCGATGAGCTCGACTCGCGCCGACTCGATGTTGTTCTTGACCGTGTCGCTGATGAGCAGCTTGTCGGGCGACGGGATGAACTGTTCGATGAACCAGTTCGTCTGAGCCGTGGTCACCTTGACGGTGGCCATGTACTCCTTGGCGTCACGCCACTCGTCGATGCCGGTACGCCAGGCCTGGAGCTTGTCCTCGATTTCGAGGATCCGCTCCTGCAGGTTCTGAGTGTGAGCCAGGCTCAAGTTCAGACCAGCAGCCTCGGCGCTGAAGTCCGCTGCAGACGACGTGTTCGCGCACTGGATGCGCACGTTCGTCGGCTGGAAGCGGAGAGCGAAGCCACGCACGTAGGCGTTCTGGATCGCGAAGTACGCGATGCTGTCACCGTAGTGGTCGCCCTTGATCTTGATGATCTGATCGAGCTTCATCAAGATGTACATGTGACGTCCACCAGAGTGGGTGCCAGCGGTCTCGACCACGATGTTGCCGAAGCCACTCGTGTTCATGACCTGCTCTGCCACGTCCCAGACCTCGGTCGGCTGAGGGTCGACACGTTCCTTGGGAACCATGTCGAAGACCTCGTTGGTGTCGAGCCGAACGTTGAGTTCGTAGTCGTCCACCAGCTCGTAGTGGTTGATGTCTCCATCATCCACCTTACGATAAAGAGGCTCCCGACCCACGGTATAGTCGTGGACGAGAGCCTCTGCCTGCTGTCGTGTTGGTGCCTCTTCCAAGAGGTCTTCGAGCCCGTGCCACATCGGCTCCCGGACTGCGAGAGCCTTGTCGTTGGCTCCCATCATGTGCGCCATGAGTTGTTCCTTCCTTGACGCTTTCTTCCATTATACCACGGATGTGGTACAAGGCCATGCGGTTACTGCGAAGTTGTCGGTTCCCCGACGATTGTAGGATTTCGGACGCCACCCCGAGAGTGGCCGCGTGCGCCCCGCTCTCGGCCTCAGCCCCCACCCGTATAGGGTAGGATACCCGGCCCCAGACCGGGCAGAGAGCGGGACGCACGGCCCCAGCGCGGTGACCCGCCGACCGACCCCAGGGTCAGACGGTCACCTCCCACCACACCCAGGTGATGGTGTCTACCTCCCAAGGATCATCTCCTGATGTACGATCAGGGATGACCTCAATGGGAATCTGTTCACGCAGCATGTACTGCGTCATTGCTTCTTGCAGGTCGCCGTCACCCATCTGAGCGAGCAGCAAGGGTTCGAGCTCCATCCTCCGCTCTTTCTTGACGAGCAGAGGCTGTTGTGTTGCGATGATGCGTGCCATTATTCCTCCAGCACGTTGAGGTACTTGTGAAGAGTCTGGACGAGCAACGCTTCGTGGACTGTCTTCTCGACAGGGGTCTTGTCTTTGACGGCGAGAAGAATGATACGCACCTGACGATCGGGAAGCGGTTCCAGCGTGACCATGACGTCCATCTTGTTTGTCATGGCCTTGACTGTACGACCGCTAGGTCCGTAGATCAGGACGTGTGGGATCTGCCGTTTGACCAGCATCTCCAGCAGGGAGCGATTGTACTTCACTTCCCGTTGTAGCTTCGATACTACGCTTTCGTGCATCGATCTCCTTGATGACGATCGTCGCCGATGCGTTCTCCCACACGGTCAGTTGTTGCTGATCGAGCAGGAGAAGCAGGGCGAACTGGATCATGTAGTATTGACAGCGGTGCATCGCCTTGTTAGGCTTGTCGACCACGTCGAGCATGAGCCCATCGAGCCATGGCCACGAGATGCCGATGACCTCGACACGCTCGCCGCAGTGCGGGCAGTCGTAGACGAGGTCGATAGACGGAGTGTCATTCGGCACGATGCAACGCCTCGTCGAGAGCGAGCTCGCAGTACACCACGCCACCGAGAACGGCGGTGTTGTATACCTTGAAGTACATGGAGCTCACGTTGCCGATCGGCGTGGCGTAGACGCGACGCAGTCGCTTCTCACCACGGAGCTTGATCATGTACGGGGTCTGACGCTCGGTGTACTGACCCTTGTACTGCGCAGCAAGAGTCGTGTTGGTCTCGACACGCTCGACACGCTCGACGGAGTCGTGCTTGAGCTTCCACATGTGGTTGTCGGTGATGTTGCACAACGAGCGCAAGTGTGCGATGGATTGCTGAACCATTAGTGGTCGCCCTTCCATTCTTCTTCATCCGTCCACGTCGTGAAGAACCGACGGTGAGCGGTCTTGTGCCCCAGGTACTGGGAACACTTGAGGATACGGTCCGGGACCGTCGAGCCCTCGATGTAGAGCATCGAGACACAGCGAGGTCTGAAGACTCGCTGATAGACCCAGCCACACGGGATAACGAGTGGCCAGAAGAAGGCACACAAGAAGCCCAGGACTGTGCCCATGACCTTGTCGACGTTGTCAGCCTCGTGAACAGTCTCGTTGTCGA